TATATATTGATTTTATCCTGTCCTTTAATGTGTTGAGTAAATCTTTCATAGAGATACTTTGCAGTTAATGGTGGGAAGTTTACGGCTGGTTGAGAACCCATACCAATTCGAAATGCGGCTGTTGCTTCAGGAAAAATTCTCTGACCCAATGGGTACACCCTGATTTGAATTGGTTGTTTGGGTAAATCAACTAAGTTATCTATATTCTCACCCCAATCTGCTGTTTTTAGGGATGCAATATGTTTATATTCTAACACACCACTTTTGTATAATTCTCTTACTTCATCTGCTGAAATTGGTAAACTTGGTATTCTACTATCTGCTTGTGATAATGCAAATCCCAATCCATCTTCTTTATCACCACTTTGCCATTTCTCAATCCACTCCTTACCAGTTGTTAAGTGTGAATTATGGAACTCTGGATTATCTTTATGTAGAGTTTTAGAGAAACGATACATACCATCTTGTCTTGTCAATCTTCTCATTTGCTTTGTGAATAACTCTAAATAGTCATCCGATGCAAATATTTCGTAGATAGATGGTTTTGGTTTATCATATGTACTACCACCGATAGCAGTTTTGTACATAGCAGGAAAGAATTGATTTACTGGAGTTGCAAACTTATTGAAATTGAATATTACTTCATTTCCATCATCATCTTTTTCCTCAAACTTAGTTATCTTATAACCTTGTAGTTTAGAAAAATTCTCAATGATTTCTGCTTCATTAACACCAATCTTAGGAGGAGCACCAGTCTCATCCCATTGTTTCAATGCAGTTTTCTTAAAGTTGGCTACCCACTTTTCGAAGTCAGGGAATGACATCTCAAGCACTTGTTCGTACTTGAGATTCATTTCCGGATCATAAAACCAATCACTTCTTTCGTAAAAATATTTCTTTGTATAATTCATTATGCTGATTGATTAACTGCGTCATGTAATTCATAATCCAGTTTAGCTAAAAGTTTTTGTGCTTCATCTATTTTACCGATAGATATTAAATAGGCAGATTCATGCACTGCTGAATGCCATTGTTGTAATTGATTATTCATCTTTTTATTTATTTTTATATTTCCAATTTGGATGTTTATCACTTTTTAAGAAATAATATGCTGTTGATTTTAATATTCCTAATTTTTTATAAGCGTGAGCTACATTTGGATAATCAACACCATCTATTATAACAGGTTCACCTTTTCCATAATTTGCATTATTTTCACCATGCCTATCTGGTAAACTTGCTTTCATATTTTCAATATGTTCTTTAGTTTTTTGTTTACCTTTATGTGCTGCTGATATTTTTTGTTTATGCTCTTCGGTTTTAGGTTTTGCCATAATCATTCTAATTTTTTCACTTTTATAATGATGATTTTCAGAAAATGATATTCTTGCTTCCTCATATGTGTTTCCCCATTTTGTGTTGAAACGATTACTCATCATTAAAAATGACATCATCCTATTGTAATTTGTTGGTTCTATAACATATAATAATTTATGTGCTATAAAATGTTCTTTTGCAGTTAAATAAACCAAATTGGTATTGCTGTTTGAACCTCCTTCACTTTTTGGAATTATATGATGTTTCTCAAGATAACAAGTTGGTTTATTTCTACATTGTGCATTTTCAATTAGTTGATTGTATATTTTTATGTAATTCATATATTCTTTTATATAAATATAAGAAAATAATATTTTGTTACACTTCTACTAAATAAAAATATTAAGCGGAAAGTTGCACTTCCACTAGGTAATAGCGACAAACGAAATCATCAATGATGAATTGAATGTGAGCTAATCCTTTTGTAGATACTAATAATTTTGCAGATGTTGCTTCTTTGTTAGCTGTTAAAATCTCTTTCAAATACTTTGCAGAGAATGAAATAGGTTTTACATCCGTACCATAGTTTTCTGCTGCTTTGAATGTAATTCTGTTTGAGTTTACATTTGAGTAACCCATAACGATATTCAAATTACCTTTTTCAGTTAAGACAGTGAATGTATCAACATCACTCAATGCGTTCTTAGCTTTGATGAATTTGTCAATAAACTTACCATCTAAATCAATCTCCACATCAAATGGTGGTAATGATTTTAATTCAGGAACATTTGGAATAACACTTAAATCAGCTAACTGATATGCTGCCTTAATACCATCTGTACCTAAACCTAATGCGATAGATTTGTCCTCTACCTTTTGAACTTCTAAATCAACATCATCACCTAATACTGATAACATTTTATTTAAGTTAGAAGTTGTATAGATACCTAACTCAGCTTGTTCAAAGTTAAAGTTATCTAAAGTGATTTCACCTAATACTGTCTTATCATCTGCGATAAAACGAGTATTCAATTTTTGTCCATCGGTAGTCCAAGCTACTGATTCAACCAATCCAGCTAAATTGTATTTGCTGATAAAACGGGTAATTCTTGTTTTGTTCATTTTGTTTATGTTTTATTTATATGTCTAATATACGAAATTATTTTCAATCTACCAAATTAAAAGGAGAAAAATTCCTCTAATTTCTTTGAACTGAATGATGATTTTTCCCAACCTAATGCTTTATAGAAATCATCCATTTTGTTTTCTAATTCTGCTTCAAATATCTTATCCACATCAATATACTTTTGAATAAATTCTAATACTTCTGGAGGGTCTTGATAACCTTTGAATGCGGCAGTATCTAATCCAAATGGGTTTTGTTTAAGATATACCCATTTAATTTTATCACCATCTTTCATTGGTTCATATTTGAATGCACAATTGTAATGTTTAAGTAATCTATTATAAGTTATACCAGCTTTAATGTGTGCAGGTGTTCCCTTTTCAAAATCACCTAATTGTTTATTCTTTCCACCTCTATCATATTTACTAATCTCTTTTACTGCACCACCCTTTGCAATTACTGAAACATCTAATCCGGCCAATGATGCTTTGAACTCTGCTAATTCCTTATCTACTTCATCGTTTGATTTACCTTGTAGGATATCTCTCAACATTCTTGCCATAAAATCTTGGAATGCTTTAGGAAATGATGAACGAACTACATCCAATCCTTTTACATCCAACTTATCCATTGGTAAACCATTGTTTGCAACTATCCATTGTGCATATCGTTTCTTTGCAATCCATATACCCGCTTTACTGATATACTCTTTCTTAATTTCAAATCTGTGTTTGTTGATATTAAAGAACTTAACTGCCATCATATCATAAAACTTATTAAGAAACTCCTGTACCTCACCTGCAATTTCATCAATTTTAGTTGCCATTGTTTCATCATTAAATTCTGCCCAATTAGGGAAACGATGTTTAACCAAAGGTAGTGCCGAAAAGAATACTGAATCCGTATCAATGTAAATGTTGTAATCCTCATTAGTACCTAACTCTTTATTGTACTTAATGTTTACCATTTTTGCAGTATTCTTAATTACTGTCTGACCTGTTGTAGTTACCGCTGCTGCATTATCCACATCATAGAAACGGAATGCTGGTAATCCTAATACTCCATATAACGAGTTCAATAAGATTTTTTGTACCAACTGTCTTTTTGCATAGAATTCGTGTTGTTGTTTGTTCCCCTCTTTACCATATTTTTTTTCTAACTTACGGAACTCCACACGTTGAAAAAACCACTCATCTAATATATCTGCAATTAGACCTGGTTTATCTTGTGTATAAAGAACTCCGTTTGATGATATAGATAGATTTTCCTCAGTTAATTCCTTTCTCAATTCCTCTGTTGTATAATTAAGAGCTGTATTTTCTATATTCCATACTCTATAATCACCCTTAACAAATGCTTCCGCATCAAAGTTTGCAATCTTACCTACTTTTGTTTCTGGTGAGATATTCAAACTCATAATGATTGAAGGATATAGTGAAGTCAAATCCAAGTCATATAACCAATCATACTTACCTGGTATCGGGTCTTTTACATATGCACCAATAAAACCTTGTTCACCACTTTCTTTTAGTGCCTCCATTTGTTCCCTTCTATCTGCCGGTTTGTTAGGTGCTACTAAATTTCTTTTCTTTAGGTAGTTTAAACATGCTCCCTCTAAATATTTTGATGAGAACATATAATCCTCATATGGAACGTGTCCGGCGTGACAAATACCTCGACACAAGTCAATATATTGTAACTTCCTATCAAGCTCTACCACCAATTCAACGTCCACAATATTATATTCAATGAACTTCTCAATATCCTCTCTGAAAAGGTCATCCAAACTTCCTTCGTATGCAATTTTCTCTCTACCTAATTCTTTCTTTGCAATATAATTCAATGCGTAAGAAGGCATTAGTGAATAAGTAAATTTCTTATATAGTGTAATGTAATCCAAAATAGATACCCCAGCTAAACTCCACTTCTTTCGGTATGGAGAATAAAATCCATCTCTAATTGGTGATAATCGATATGCGTTTTGTTTACCCAATACATTTGTTAAACGATTGAATAAGTAAGGAATATCGAATGCATCAATGTTCCAACCAGTAAGAATTGTAGGGTTAATATGTTCGTAGACTGTTAGAAATGCATTAAGTAATTCTCTTTCACTTCGAAATGCTTTGATTACTCTATTATCTTTTTTAATTGTAGATTGTAACTTACCACCCTTATCTAAAATTAGTGCATAGTAAGTATCAGTTGGTCCATCGTGCATTGCTATCGCTGTAATCTCATTCTCAGCTTTCTCAACATCGGGAAGACCTGTTTCCATTTCTACCTCAATGTCAAATGTCATAACCACATGTCCTTCGGATGGGATATCACTTTCTGAATATAAATCTACTAAGATACGAGTTGTTTCCGGTACATCGGTTTCGTAATATGCGGGGTCATCTTTTTGGAACTCATAGATTTTGGTAACTTTCGTTCCATCTAATGCAGTTGATTGACCTCTTTCTGCAGGTGCGTAGGCGTAATTAAATGTTTTGTAAGGGAATGTTTGATAACCTAATTTATCATCCCATAAATGGACTAAATCCTTTCCTTTTTGTAAATAGACGTTTTGATACATATGTTGTAAAGATAACGAATAACTTTTAAAGTACAAAATTATTTTATCTTTAATTTGTATTTCTTGCCAGATGGAACTGAATAAATTGCAAAGATAGGAGTTACTTGAAATTGTAAATCTCTCATTCGATTTGTATATGCTTGCCATCTACCTTTTTGTAAATAGGCAATTGTCATATGTGGTCGGTAATCAGGATATTCGTTTGAGTTTGGTAGTTTCATTAGTAAATGATTTGCTTTTTCTAATCCATCACCAACCGCATCCATTTTTAATACATCATAATTAGAATTTTCAAATACTGAAACATTACTAAGTGTTATATCACCAAAATGTATATTATCTAAAATTTGTTGAACTATTTGTGGAGTGACATTAGAATGTAGTCCATATAATAGAGTTACATGTGGCTCGGTTTCTTTACCATATTTACCACTACCATCTTCGTAAATATCCTTATCATCTATTATTGAAGACATTTGAGTTTCATCAAAGTCAAAATATAACATTACACATCCATACTCATATGGACCACTCTCAATTTCTTTTAATAACTTTCTTAGTTTTATCACGATACCTTAAAATCTTCTTTTAATTTTTGTAGAAATAAATCAATACCTTTTTTATGATTCTCTGCCCAATCTATCGGGTCACCACTATCACTTATATATTTGTATGAAGTAAAATCAAATCCGTAAATCTTACATACTTTTGCAATTGAGTATGCTTCCATATCACATATTTCTGATGGTTTCTTTTCAAATTTATCTTGTGTGTAACAAACTGTCCCTGTTCCAAATGAAATAGAATCACCATTACTTAATTTTGGATAAACCACATCATCAAAAGGTGTAATTGTTTTTTTAGCAAATGGTCTTGCATCAATATCATTTTGAACAAATGTTTTACACTTAAATAATTGTCCAAACATAGCTTCATGTGCTCCTGCTGAACCATAGTTAATAACTATTGTTTCTGATGGTGATATGTTTTCAAGTGTTTGAGTAGCTTTGATGGCTGCGTTAATTTTACCAACTCCCGTATAAATAACATCAACTCCCATAGGAGCGTTTTCTGCTGGAAACTCACTTGGTAATGCAACAAATAATTTAATTCTCATACTCATAAATATAACACTTTTATTTTTGGAACATATCCCATTTTAAGATAACTTCTTCTGTGAACTTTTTATAATTACAACTACTAACATGTCCGGTTGGTCCCATTTCATTGTTACGAAGTGCTTCTAATACTCTACTTTGTGTTTTAAAATCAGTATATTCCATCCAAATAGGATTAAAATCATCATCTGTGCTTTTTATTTGATTACGAATAGTCCATTCAAATACACCACCTTTAGAATGAACTCCTTCCTCTTCAAAAAACCAACAATATTTATCCCAGTCTATTGCTTTATATAAATAACTGCAATATGGATAGATATCTCCTCTATGTTTTTGTTCACCCCAAGTATTAATAACTTCTCTTTGAGTAAATAATTTATCAATCATATCATCTGCATCTTTCCAATTATAGGGCATTAAACCATAATCATATTGCAATGAAAATGAATTATGCATAAAGAAAGATTTCATTTGAATACCATTATTTTCACAAAACTGAATTAAATAATCAAAATATTCCATCCATTCAAAATATCTACTCTCATCGTTGTATAAAGTTTCAACATATGCAGTATTATATTTAAACATTCTTTTATTTTCCCCAGTCTCTAAACTAGATTTACCCATATTAGGTACTGCTAAATTTATCCAATATCCGTTTTCACCAGGTTCTGATTTTTCTTTTAGATAATCATTTGCATAATTTCTATGTTGTGCTAACGGAATATGTTCTTTGATTTCGTTTGAAATAAAATGACTTCTACGGAAAAATGATGACCATTGAATAATCATCGAAATATCTTTCGCTTCAACACCACTATTAAGTAATTCTTTTGCTTTATATATTGCCGATCTAACAATCATAGAATTATTGTTTGCCGGACTTCCCATATTAAATACCTTTAAATCTGGAAATTTATCTTGAATCCAATGTGGATAATACCAATTTCTAATATCATCTACTAAAGATTTGTCTTCCGCTCTTTCTAAGTTTACTCTATGTGCGGATGTAAACGAGCAACCAGATGTAATTAAATACTTCATATTTTATGTTTGCTGTAGCGGTAGGATTCGAACCATACAAAGGGAGATTCGGAAAGTAACACAATCGCTTGCAAGCTGGTGGTCAACCCCATATTACTTTTCTATTTCTTTATCCCCGCCTTCGAGACGAGAAGGTGTGTTTGCCTGAATATAACTGAGATATTCGTTTTCACCACGCTACAATGTTCGGCCCAAACTAATATTAGATTGTAACCTTATATCTTTATTACTTAATACCCATATTTCACCATTATCTAAACCACACACAAAGTGAACATAGTGTTCCTGTGAGTAATCTATAATAGCGAATGCATATCCTTTCATTCCATCACTTACCCTAACCATTGGAATAGTAGGGTTAAGTTGTAGCATTGATTGTGTCATGCATATAAATATCAAACTGCGGAGGCTCAGGGATTCGAACCCCAGAAGCTGTTACACTTGCCGGTTTTCAAGACCGGTCCATTCAACCACTCTGGCAAACCTCCGTTATATTCTAATAGATATTATCGTTACTATCTATTTTAAAATCTATTGTTTCATCTTTCTTTTGCTGATGTAGATGTTTATATGATACAATTGCAAAGTCCACAGGTCCTAAAACCCAACCAATACATAATACCATTAACAATTCCATTGCATTTGAACCAGTCTCATCTTGTTCTGCCCATTTCTTATATAAACGAGCGATACAATAAAATACACATGCGAAATAATACAAAGTAAGTAACATAATTTTTAATTTTAGTGTTTATAGATTAAATATACGATTTTATTTTTATTAAACCAAATATTTTGTGGGAAAGAATGGATTTGAACCAGTGACCTTCGCATTATGAGTGCGCTGCTCTAACCATCTGAGCTACATTCCCCGGTGCCGGTGGTGAGGTTGGTTACTCACATGAAGTCCCTTTCGGATTAATCTCCCTTACTAGTTCGGATGCGTCTAATTTTCGCCACACCGGCATTTTGTGGAGGATAACGGATTCAAACCGTTGACCCCTTGCGTGCAAAGCAAGTGCTCTATCAGCTGAGCTAATCCCCCCTATTTTTTATTCATCAAGTATCTTTCCTTTCTTGCTGAATTTTTGTTTTTAGATTTGTATGTGTCTAATTGAGAGTCACAATTAGGACAAACTAATCTTAAGTTTTCTCTTTTGTTATTTGATGCATCACCATCAATGTGGTCTAAAACAAATACAATCGGTTTTCCATTCCACTCATTTTCAATCGAACATATACTACAACAATTGTTTTGTTCTTGTAATATATGTGGTTTAAGAAATTTAATACCACTCTGTACACTACAATATTCACTTTGATTGTTCAAATAATGTTCTAATTTTTTAGATTTAATGTACTCACCATTACATTTATTTGAACAAAATTTTGCACCAGTATACGCTAGAACAAATGTGTTATCACAATTAAGACAAATTGATGATTTAACTTTGCCTTTATTATGTGGAACCCATCCATCTGGAAATTTAGACCTTTTTTGTAAAGAAATACCAAGTTTACCACATATTTTTTTAATATAAGTGTCCGATACTCCATACATTCTGCCTATCTCTCTATAAGATAGATTTTTATTGAAAATTAAATCTTCAAGTTCAAATTTTTCGTATTTTCCAAATAATTTCATATTATTTATTTAATATAAATATCATAAAATAAAAAAATCGAACCAAAAATTAAATATTTTTTGTACAACTAATAGGGTTCGAACCTATACAAAAACTTTAGAAGAGTCTTATGCTATCCAGTTACATCATAGTTGCATATACTTTGTCTAATATATTTTGGCGGTCTATAAGGGTTACGCTCCCTTTACTTCTGCGTGACAGGCAGATATGATAACTACTTCACTAATAGACCTTTTTGAGCCTCCGCCCGGAATCGAACCGAGTTATCTAGATTACAAGTCTAGCGCATCGCCTGCAATGCTTAAGAGGCTTTTGTATTCCGGACGGGCCACGATCCCGCAATCTCCACTGTGAAAGAGTGACGACTTAACCAATTTGTCCACCGGAACATGTAAGGAAAGTAGAAGATGGGTGCGTGGACGACTACTTTTATGATTGGCGTTACTATCCGATGTTTATGTTTTTTCCCAATCAACCTTATATGTTAAATATACAAAAATTTTCCTTATATACCAAAAATTATCCTCAAAAAAATTTTCGGACTTTTGATAAAATCGAAAAAAAGTACATTTTGTACCGGTAATAGGATTCGAACCTATAATTGTATGGCTTCTAAGACCACTGCGTATGCCAATTCCGCCATACCGGTATTTATGCGGAAAGTGTGAGATTCGAACTCACGGACCTTTAACAGTCGGCAGTTTAGTAAACTGCTGGTTTAAACCACTCACCCAACTTTCCTATTTGGGTCAAAGGACGGTATCGAACCGACTTATCCGGCTCCACAAACCGGCGCATCACCTTAATGCTTCTAAGACCATATGTGGAATCGAACCACTTTCCCAACTCTTACGTTAGGCGATACTCCTTTATCCTTTATCGAGGTGTGTATTGGATTCGAACCAATGTTAGAGGTTTTGCAGACCTCCACCTAGCCACTCGGACAACTCACCTTATTGTAGTTTCAGTAGGACTCGAACCTACACTCTAACATTCGTAGTGTTATGTGATAATCCATTTCACTATGAAACTATTTGCACGCAGTGAAGGAATCGAACCCTCTCGTAAAGATTTGGAGTCTTTTTAGCTGCCATAGCCTACCACGCATTTGTTGGAATAAAAAGAATCGAACTTTTAACCTTTCGCGTATCAGGCGAATGCTCTAACCAATTGAGCTATATTCCAATGTTGTAGAGTGAACAGGATTCGAACCTGTGAGTTCTCTTGCTCCCAAAGCAAGCGGGGTAACCGGACTCCCCAACCACTCTATTTTGTTATCGGACCTGGATTTGAACCAAAACTAATAGAATCAAAATCTATTGTGCTGCCAATTACACCATCCGACAATTTGAGCAGATGAGAGGAATCGAACCTCCGTCTCCTACTTGGAAGAAAGGAGTAATGAGCCATTATACGACATCTGCTTTTATGTTTGCGCTTTCGGATGGATTTGAACCAACGACCAATTGATTAACAGTCAACTGCGCTACCACTGCGCTACGAAAGCTTTTGGTGAGAGTAGATGGACTCGAACCACCGAACTCGAAAGAGAGCTGATTTACAGTCAGCCGCAATTGCCACTATGCGATACTCCCAAAAACAAAAAACCCCAACTAATTAAAGTCAGGGTTTTCTAAAATTCTTAATATAAATCTAGCCTAACTTTACATATCTCTGCCATACCAAATCTGATTCGGTGTGCTACAAAGTGTATGTAATGTTAATGCTTTCATTTGTTATAAATATAATCGAATTAAAAAAGTAATCAATCTTCAAAATACGCCACGTCAAGTCATGCTCCGGTTAATACAAGCCTCGATAAATTACTTTCTGCTATCATTATTGGAATCGAACCAACATTAACCATTATGATAAAATAAAATAGGGATGAGAATACTCCATATTGTGAACCAGCTTTAGAAAGATTATTAGTTCCTTCCGTTTCCACACCCTTTTGAGATGTACCAATTCAATGTGGGTTAATTGAGTCAACCAATCTTAAAGTTATAAACTACTCTCTTTTTACTACGCTTCCTTAAACCTATCGGCCTAACTAGTCCTTGCGGGATTAGAAGTTTTTCGAAAGAATCACAGACTTCTTGCGGAAGTATCGTGGCTGAGAACGGCTCTCAACTATGTACACACCTTTCGTTTACAACTGGCAAACACTTAAGCTTTAAATTTAATTTATGGTTTGCACCGAAAGCAAATTATAAGTTTAGTTTGTAGAATTATTCAAGTAGTGGTTTGCCACCAGCTCCGTTATCTTTTGAACAACAGAATACTATACTACTCGATGTGATATCCCTACCACGTTATTTTGAGTCATCTTCGAATATAGGTTTTGGTAAACTCTATATAAGGATCGTAACAGCACCACCTGTACACAGTCTTATCTTACGTCCTTTCGGATAGCTTGATGTTAAGACCACTCTTATAATGAATACCGCAATAATGTAAAGGGATTAAGTTTACACTTCTTACTGATATTCTATGGGTTATTCTTATTGGTGTCCCCACCTCAACCAAAGTATCTACAATACCCCAGTTACTCAAACTCTTCGATGATAGTGTTACCCCCACCTACAAAGCCCAAATAATATCCCACTTGCCTACTCAAGCTAATCTCTCCTTACGGGGAGAGTAGCCGCAAATGTACCACTTAAGTACACTCACTTTATCCTACTTTCGTAGTTTATTTAACCACCATAGGCGGCGGTTATCTATTATGTAACACAAGGTTACTAGATAGAATATTTTTAATAATGTTAAAGAACTACTTCGTTGTTATATATATGTAAATATAAATTAAAAAATCAAATTTACCAAATATTTTTACAACTTTTTTTCTAAGATTAGATACCGAGTATCTTTCATTGCCTATAAGTTCCAATCTTATATATCAAAGATACGATAAGTTTTTCAAACTACCAAATATCTTTGAGTATTTTTTTATTAGGGTATCCGGCTTTCTTCCCAGTCGAACTGGTCACTCAATCGGTTTTATTAGTTGATGGCTTCAACCCTAACATTTGTTGCGGAAGGAGGGATCGAACCTCCGACCTACGGGTTATGAGCCCGCCGAGCTACCTCTGCTCTATTCCGCGATATTGTGGAGATGACGAGACTCGAACTCGTGTCTTACAAAGAACTAATAATACCAGCATATCACACGTTTAGGTTAAAGTTTAATCTTATAAACTTTCCAAAATAATTGAGGTCGTATGGTTAGTACAACTTTCCACCAATATATTGTTTAGGTACAACATATAAAACCTTTGTAGGCACTTCTGTTACTAGGCGTATGTGCACCGGCCCTATTGTTGCTAACTAAGCTATCGCCAAATCAGCACCTACGAAGTCCATAAGGTCTGCGAAGGTCATTGTTGACATTTCGTCGTTTATTGTTTTGTGCAGATTTAAGGAGAACTAGCACTTCTCTCCACGTGTGGTACTACCATTTACATTGTAATCAATTCCATAGCATCCCCATTATTTCAATGAACTCTTTCTTAGTCAAAGATACAACAATTATTTCAATCTACCAAATATTTTGGGAAGTTTTTTATAACTTGTTGATTATCAATGAGTTATATATTACTTAGATTTAACCATTAAGGTCTTACTTATTTGCTCCAACTCATGTTCAAACCTACATTTATCTATTCTAATAGTGTTAGAGTCTTTCCATCTTGGATCTAAGAAAACATTTTTTGGATAATTACCAACAATTTTATCAGTAGCAGGATAATATTTTATATCATTCATTATGTCACTAACTGAGTATTTGTATAATCCTGATTCTTGTTGTTTTCTCAAATTGCGTTCTAATATTCTTAGAACTTCTTTTTGTTTTTTTACATCTTTTAGACCATGTTTATCATCATACCAAACCAATTTTACCATAGGTGGTACTGCTCCAGGTGCAAAAGCTGCTTCTTTTATATTTTTGTTCTTTACTTCCTTTAGGAGTGCTCTTAAACTTATCATATAAATAAATATATAATTAGTATCTTTTGAAACCAATTGTAGGTCTATCTTCTTCTGATTTGTCTTGCTGATTATCTATGTTATAAATCTCAGCTAATGTCAATCCTTCCGTTGTTTCTGTCTTTTTGTCCAACTTATTGAGTAAAGTTTTGGTATCTTCTAATGATAACTTACCAAACTTATGTTCTGCAATCAATCTTCCCTTTCTTAATAATGCACTATCAATCTTTTCTTTATCCATATTGAAAGTAGCAATTACATGTATGTTTAAGATGTCACCTAAAATACCATCACTTAAATTCAATAGATTAGAAACCCCAACTGAACTACCACTATTATTTCTGTCTCCAATTACTTTCTCTGCATCCTCAATAATTAAAACACAATCTTTGTTCTCCATTAAGAAAGGAATAAAATCTGGATTCACAATACTCTCTGCCATAATCGGTGGTAAGAATAGAACTTTCTTTCCTAATTCATGTGCTAAGTATTTCAAATAAGTTGTCTTTCCTGTTCCTGGTAATCCGTGCAGTAGAACTAACTTTGCATTATTATCATTGTTACCTCTAATAGTATCAACAATATTCTTATGTAACTTACTAAAACCAGTTCCATAATTTAATTCCAAATCAATCGTTGGTCTTGTTAAATCAAATGCTTCAGTTTCAAATCCGTATGATGTTGCTTTCAATAAATGGATTTGTCCTTTTAAATCTTTTTGTGTAAATGAAGGAAGTTCAGGTAATGCTTTGAATATATCCTCAACCGGTGAAGTAGTTTGAATCCAACCTTTAAGTGGAGCAACTTTCATCTTTGCTATTTGTTCATCGTTTGGTTCTTCACCTGGATAATTAGCTTCATCTGCTCTATTAGAGAATCCTACGATTGCTCTATCTTCACCCATCTCTAATTCATAAATTTCAGTAAGTGAAAATGATTCGGGTTCATAGTAATGTCTTTTTTCCCAAATACATTTCAATCCATTCTCTTTTAAGTAATCAATAACTTTTGTATCAAATACTACCCCACTACCATAATAAATTGCATTAACAGTCTTTCCTGTTTTTTCTGAAAGATATTTCTCAACTGGAAATTCTCCACCATGTCCTGGACTATACACATTATACTTTGCTTCTTGTAACATATTTAGATTTTATTGTTTAATAATTTTGCTATTTCTTTGTGACCTTTAGGTGATGGATGTCCTCTTTCTTCAAACATACTATCATCTTTAAATCCTTTTAAATATTTTGTTAAATTGATATCCTTAAAACTTTGTGGAATTTGTTTCCATAAATCTACCAACCCAAAGTAATCTTCCGTATCATCAAATTGTTTAGCTACTTTTTCAGTATTGATATCTTTATTTAGTGTAAAAATTTCATCTTCATCGTAATCGAAGAATGCATTTATACAAAGATAAGGTATTTTATTTGCTTCACAAAATGTTTTAAGGGAAATTATTTGCTGAAAAACCCTTAATAATGAAGGAGTTAGATTAGTTTGATGAATAACATACTTACTATCTGTTAAATGATGTTCATCAATTTTACCCCACTTATCCTTATGTGTCCATAATCTTTCGTTTACGAATACATCACCATCGAAATAATCAAAACGGGTAGGTGCTGTAAATGAAAGTAATACAAACATCTCATCTACTTTAACATATCCTAATTCTTCGTTATATATTGGTTCACCATTTACAAATTTACACAAATCTCTTAAAGTGTTTCTATAAATTCTATCATTGGATATACCACTACTAGCTACATTGAAATCTACCAATCCTTTTTCTTTGGCTAATAATGTAGAGAAACGATTAGTTCTGTCCTTTAATTCTGAACCCCAACTAACTGAATCCCCATTTGTATATAATACTTTTAATTTTTTTTCCATATCCACATTGGTTCACAAAATGTTTTATCTGCTGCTTCTCTAGCTTTTTCTAATGCTTCTTCCGTATATCTATCTTCATCACCCTCTATAATTGCTCCTGCTCCTGCAGAACCAGGTCTTTTGGCCATTTCCATACCAATACACCCTAAGTATTCTGCTCCCTCTTGTTGCTCCAAGAATTCGTTCATAGGAGTAGTGATTGCTCTATATCCTTTATCCGTTCCTTTTGAACTTGCATACACATCTGCAATATTTACAATTAGTGTTCCACCCTTTTTAAGTGCTTTCCAAATCTTTCCCAATGCTTTGTGTAAGAATTGTTCGTTCCAGTCATCAATTGTTTTATACCTAACCCAGCTTTGTGTATCATCATAAGAATACCTTTCCACACTAAAATAAGGAGGACTAGTGAAAGCGATATCGAAATAGTTATCATATCCAGCGTAGTCAAAATCCTCAGCTGGACTCTCCACAAAAGTAGCTTGCTTTTCGATTTCAAAAAATCCATTATTCTTCTTATAGAAATCAGCCTGTTGTCTATAAATAGGATGATTTTCTTTACGCGGGTCTATACCAACATAGTGTTTACCATATTCACTTGCATAAAAACCACACAATCTATCACCCCAACCAGCTGCAAAATCTAATACTGTCTCTGCTTTAAAGTAATCATATAGTGCTTTTGCTACATTTGGTTTGAACTGAGAACAAATGTATTTACGGAGTGACAATGCTACTCTTAATGAACCTCTATTTATTTCATCGAACTTTAGGGTATACATTGCACCCATTAAAGTTACCATAAATTCATAGGTTCTCCAAGTTCTATCTGGTCCAGGTGATACTGTCCCATCCACACCCCATCTATTAGCTTGTTGAAAATAATTTGAAGCTTGATTTCCGGTATTAATTCTTCGGAAGTATAATTGCTTTCCTTCAAATCCTAAACCAAATCTGCTATCCCCAGCCTTACGAATAAACCATTCATCATCTCTCAATAATTCATTCCATCTGGTTTTCTTTAATGCCAAGTATTCTTTACGGGCATCATCTTCACTAATTTCTTGATATGGAAGTGGGTAGTCCATAGCTATTTTAGCTAAGGACTCACACACATCCTCTTTATTAAAAGTAGTTTGAATATATTTCCATTGTTCTGCATCTATGTACAGATATGGAGACATATTTTTGAATTGGTCAAAGTAATCTAAATACATTAATTTAATTTTAAAAATCCTTTAGTATTGCCATTTACTAAATCTTTATATTTAACAATCCAAAACGTTTCTGGATTTAATTTTGTATTTTCTAATACCTTTTTTGCAAAATTTCTTTTAGTTGTATTTCGTTTAAATTCATCCACTACAATTATATTGTATTTTGCAACACCGGCTATACCACGTGTTAATGCACCATCTACATGTTCGGTATCTTCTGAACCATTCATAAATTCACAATGGATTATATTTTCTCCATTTGTATTACTAATAACTAAATCAAATTCTCTACCTAAATAGTTTTGTCTTACTGAATAATTACTTTCATCTACCAATTCTTGGTCAGTTAATTCATTATTAGATAATTTTCTGAATGATGTTAATAAGGTTGCATTTAATATAGTTGAGGTATCGCCTGTTAAGTTATTAACAATATCATCCACTTTTATATCTTCACCTTTAGAAGAAGAATATTGTTTGGATTTATCATTTTGTATAAGTTGTTTGTGATATAAAGTACATGCTGCTGTTAAATCTGGATCTATATCAGATGTTTTAATTGTACTATATTGTAAATCTCCTATTTTTTCTACAAAAATTAAGTTTGTATAATACGCTTCATCCATGCCAACCTCTTTATGTACTTCTTTGTGTACAAGTTGTATACCATGTTTGTTAATGAATATCCATTTTGGATTTTGAGGTCTCCAATGTTTGGGATTTTTTTTCAGTAAATATTCAGGCTTTGTACAATTCATTAATTGAGTCCATTCAATTCCATCTTTTTTCTCATTTAATAATTTGTAATAATATATATCCATTTTAACACCAGAATTTGGTATTAATTCAACATTAGAACCTATCTTTTCAAGATCGGAATAATGCATTGGTACTTTTTTTCCTATTACAGTTTTTCCTTGTTTAACATCTACCAATGTAGGATATAATATGTGTTTAGTTTCATACTTAACATTCTTAAATAAAAACCATGCATTAAAATTATGTACATTCATAAATGCAGCATTTAATGAATCCATTATATTTTCAGGTTCATGTTCAAGTTTTAAGTTACAATCTTTCCATCTTTTTATAGAAATAAAAAATGAAGGTATTCCATTTTTAAATTCATTAGTAAAGGTAAGTTCTTTATATGCATCTATATCAATTTCATATTCATGTATTGTTACGATTTCTAATTTATCTAAATAGTTAAATGTAACATCATTATCAATATTTCCATAATCCCATTCTCTAAGTAAATATTTATCGTTTTCAATACTACATTGATATTCAGGAATACCATGTTTATATACAAATACTTTACTACCACCAACACCCCAAAATCCAGTTCTAGAATTATCAGTTTTTGGAAAAGTATAGTTTATAAATTTCTTATTTAAAGTTTCCCAAGATAATGGATTTCCATTATTACCATATCTGATGTGAGATTCATTTAATATGACTCCCAGTTCAGTACCATTATGATCTTTTGTATTATGTGCAATTTCATCTAAATAAGTTGAACTAATATCAATATTAGTATCACCTTTATATTGTGAATAAGCAGCGAGTTCATTATGAGTGAGAACTCTAACATTAGGGGTTTCAATCTTCTTTTTAAATTCCATAATTAATTATATTTTTAGTGTTTAATATAATCAAATATACCAAAAAAGATTGAAACCGCCAAATAATTTAGGTTATTTTACTGCTTCATTTATAGCATTTACATATGCTATCTTAGAACTCAACCCAGTAAAGCGTTCTATCACTTCACCATCTTTCTCAATAATTACGGTAGGAACTGATGTTACTCCGTATTTTTGTGTTTCTTCTGTAAATTCATCTACATCATATTCTTCAAATACTACATTAGAATTACTACTGAAACTTTCTTTAATTTGCACCAACACTGGAGCTAATGCTCTACACGGTCCACACCATGTTGCACCAAATTTTTTAACTGTTACCATTTGTTTTGTTTTTAAATTCTTCATAGTGTTCCAATAATGCATCGACTACCGGATGTCTATGATTTGTTAATAATGTTTGTGAGTCCATATCTTTAACTTTCTTAGCTACTCTTAATAAGAAATTGAACCCACTCTCTCCTTTATATTTTAAGTCAACTTGTGCGGAGTCTCCACAAATTACCATCTTACTTCTAATACCTAAACGGGAAGTTATCATTTCCATCTGATCGTTAGTACAGTTTTGTGCTTCATCTACTATAATAAATGCATCTAAAAATGTTCTACCTCTCATAAATGCTAAAGGTACAATTTCAACTTGACCACTTTCTAAAATTTCATCAATTTTTTCTTTGTTATATAATTGATAAAAATTTGAATAAATTGGTTGCATCCAAGGTTCCATTTTCTCTCTTAAATCACCAGGTAAAAACCCAATTTCTTCTTTACTTACCGTCGGTCTAGTAATAATTATTTTACTTACCGTCTTTTTAAATAACATATCTAATGCAGTTTGGCAAGCTAATAGTGTTTTACCACTACCAGCCTTACCACTCAATATTGTAATTGCATTGTTTAGGATTTTATCCTTTGCTATTTTTTGTTCTTCGTTTAATACGATTTGAAACTTTATCGGCCCTTTTGGTTTCTGCTTATCTTCTCTAATTTTCTCTGTCAATTCTTTGTGTTTTGTTGATTGATTTTCTGCCATAAAGATTCTAATTTAGTATTACCTTTTACATATTTTGGTTCAAAAGGACAATGGCGGCACTTACTACCACAGCAACTACCTCTTGCCATATGATACTCTGGAGTAAATACCACCTTTCCATTTTCCAAATAATAAAATTTTTCATCTGTTATTTTTGATTGTCCCATAAATTCCACTCACTATGTTTTGAACTAACCCGTCGTGCATTACTTCACCTCACACGCTCCACCTGCACACGCTAACTCACCACTTAAGTCTGTATTATCCTCTAACTCAACTACTTGTGACAAATCCACATCGTGCAGAACTTTCATTAGTTCTTCGTATTTTTCTTTAGTACAATCTTCGAATGGTGCTTGAATATAAGTTCCACCATCGTAAGGTAATACTGAAAGACCATTGTAGTGTTCTTTGTTTTCCCACATCCACTGTCCAACTGCACCCCACTCATGCTCTCTAATAGATATAGTAGCACTTACATTATGAGAATTATTTCCGTTTCTATGCCCAGGTTTAATCCATTCTTGGTGAACTCTCTTAACTCTTTCTAATAATTGAATTGGAGATTCAGTTCTAAAAATTGCATCTGCTGGTGCCTTTTGTGGAATACCAATTACTGCTGTATCATGCGGTCTAAAATATTCATCTTCGATAAGTTCAGGATGATTCAATACTAAATAATTGTAGATTGATTCATTTTTACCAACTCTTACTCTACGAATGTAATAATCATTATGCCAAGCGTGAATTCCAGATGATGTTCCTAAAGTTAATGATGTTGTTCCTGCAGGTTTTACAGTCGTTGTTCTTGCTGAGTGGTTGATACCTAATATATCTGCTACTCTAGCGTTCTCAACTTTAACAGTCTTTGCAGCTGCTTTCATATCTAATTTTAATACTGCTCCACTTCCTATACCTGTCATAGATACTCCAATAAGTGCATCTTTTTCAGTTGTTCTTTGCCAAATTGGTCTTAAGTAATGGAAATCAGTATAACCTGCTTGCAATGTTCCGATGAATGATGCTGCTTTTACTCTTGCATTTAAATCATCCTGGTCAACTACATCACTTACATTTACTTCACATAAGTTACAGAATTGGAAAGGTCTTAATGCAATCTCACAACAAGGATTAGTTCCCCAATCTTTATCGTTTGATAAGTAGATACCGGGTTCACCTGCTCCACTTGCTTCAATTCTTTTCCACAAGTCCATAAAGTAATCTTTAGTGATTTTGTGTCTCATTAATACCGCGGAGTTATTTGCTCTACCTCTTTGTGGATTTGTTTCCCACCAAGCACCACTCTTACAGCTAATCATTTGTTCATCAGTTGCAGAGAATAATGAAATCAATGCTGCTCTTCTAATACCACCTGCTAATACTGCATCTGCAATATGGCACACAATATCATGAACTTCAATTGGTTTTAATTTATCACCATCTTTTTTAGAATCTAAGATACCTTCAATTTTAATTAAACACTCTTTTAGGGGTTGAGGTCCTGGTGCTTTACCACCACTTGTAATTAAACGAGCACCCTTAGCTCTAATATCTCTAAAATCAAATACTGGCTTTGACCCACCAAAGAAATAAGATTTAACTAATACTGAAATTGAATCAGCCCATCCTTCGATAGAATCACCAATTAAAAATCTTCTTGTCTTATCTGCGTTTGGTTTTCTGATTTCAGGTAATGCATCAACATGATGTTGTTGTACTGAATATCCTACTCCTGTTCCACCTAATAATAGGAACATAATTTCTGAAAATACTCTCCAGTCATCTATCGGTGCAAAAGCACAATTGTAGATTCTGTTTGGACTCATTTCGATTGGTTTACCTGCAAACTGCATTGAACGCATTGATGGTAAAACCTTTTTGTCATAAACGAACTTATAGTTCTCTTTGATTGCTTCTTCTAATTGTGGGTACGTTTTAATATGCATATTCATATTTCTCGTAACCAATTCTTCCCATGTCTCTCTCCTTTGTAATTCCGGTTGAAATTTTGCGTATTTCATATAAACCGTAATGTCCGAAAGGATTCTTTGTGAAATGTCCATTTTTTGTTTGTAATTTTTGTAAGGTTAATAAATAAAACTTTTTTCGAAAAAAGTGTGAAATGTAAGTATAACTATCAGTATATTCATATATAGATACCCATTTTGAATAAAAATAATCGACTTTTTTTCATATTTTTTTCCACATTGTTTTATACTTATTAACCCATATTTTCTATGTATTTTTTATGCAAAAGTTTCTTTTCTAAATTACTTCCATTGTTAGATTCCTTTTGTGCCATCACCCCATCCGAAGATTGTGGTTCAAATACATCTATCAATCCAACCATAGTATCCATTTTAGCTGGGAATGTTAAACCATCCGCGCCAAAACGATTTTTCATAACGTGAAACCTTGCTGTGTTACTTAATTTATCTTTTGCTTTTCTACTTACACTCATAATGAAATCTGCTGTCATTACTTTTGCATAAGAATCCGCAATTGAATCGGCTTGAATAACTTCGAAATCAATAGCTGAACGATTGGTTTGCGATGCTGTCCAAATTGGCACACCCAACTCACCACTCAATCCTCTGATTTCTTCATATACACCACCTAACTCTGCATATGTACTATCTCTTTTGTTTACGGGTTTTAACAAATCAGCATAATCGATAATAATTAAATCCGGTTTGAATCCGAATCCTTTGTACTTATCTAAATGTGCTTTGATTGTTTTCGTACTTGCTCCTCTTGGTGGATAGTATTTCACCATTAGGTTTGCTTTGTGGTTCTTAAGTTTTGCTACAACCTCATCCTTTCTATCTCTTAATTCGTTAGAAGGAATACCAGTCATAATAGTATCGTATCTTGTTCCCGCATAGATTTCGGATAACTCTAAAGTATAGTGCATTACATTGTAACCTGCTCTTACAGCATCGGCTGCAATTTTGCACAATACCCAAGTCTTACCCACACCACTCGGTGCTACGATAACTCCTAATTCACCAGGTCCTAAACCACCATCCATTAGTTCGTTGATAGGTTTCCATCCAGTTGGTACTGAACTTCTCTTTGTAACTTCCATACGAGCTGCAATATCCTTATAGTAATCATGTCCTAAATTGTTTTCCATTCCCGCTTTTAATGCGTTCTGAACTACAACTCCTATCTCATCCCAACTCTTTTCGGATTTGATTAGGTCTACTGATTGAAATATTGCGGCTTTTAATTTCTGAAACTTTGAGAACTTAATGAACTCCTGTTTTACAAACTCCATATCCTCTGCACCAAATACATCATAGATTTGTTTTATTCTATCTACAATTTGTTTCTTTTGTGATTCGGAACTTAAGGATGATAACTTTACTTTGAATACATCAAGTGTAGGTGCGGCGAATTGTTTACTTTGGTAATCCAAAATAGTTTCGATAATCCACTTATCCTGTTCACTCTCAAAATAATCTTTGCTGGTAATTTCTGAAACTTGGTTAAGAAATGGTAGGTCGGATAATAATGCAGCGATGACTTTAGATTGGTACGATTGTCCAAATTTTTCTAATGTGTCTACTGCTTGCATTACTTAGCCTCTTTTACTTCATTCTTAACTGGTCTTACTGCGGCTTTCCATTCACTTTTTGGAATGAATTTCCACTCACTTGTTGCGTTGTAAGCTTCTTTATCACTTACTCTAATAATTTTACCGGTCTTTGTACTTTTTAAACATTTCATAGGTTGTTTCCTCCGTGTTTTTATTTTATTTATGTAATTTGGCGAATGTACTTTGAATCCAACTATTAACATCACCGAATGAATTAATAGTTCTCATACCCATTGCCTTTTTGATGAATCCTAATTTATCCAATTTTGCTGAATTATCCAAATATTTATCGTTAATTGTTAATTTCTTATTAGTAGGTATATCTGGATCGGATAATTGCATCAGCTTATAGTTTCTTTCAACTACTTTTTTACCATCTAATATTTTATCATAGAATTTGTTTTCACTTTTGCGTTCTTCACATAGTTCAAACATTCTATCTATCGTAATTTCCTTTTCTTCAACCACCTCTGGAAATCTCTTAATAATAGTTTTAAGCCCACACCCAGGAATACCATCAATGTTATCGGACTTATCACCATCAAGAGTACGATAAACCATAAAATTTGAGGGATGAACACCATACTCATCCACAACCATTTTTGTATCGTAAACTTTCTTTTTTGTTGGTGAATAGACTGTGACTTTTTCATTTACTAATTGTAGGAAGTCTTTATCGGCACTCATAATAACTGCCAATTCATCTTCTTTTAAAAGTTGAGATGCAATATAGCCCATAACATCATCTGCCTCAATACCATCGTATAGCATTATTTCCACCGGTAGGTACTCTAGCAGTTCGATTAAACCAATCATTTGTCGTTTCATAGATACACCTTCCTCTTCTTTGTTCATCAAATCTGAGTATGCTCTATTCACTCTAAAACGATTGTTTCCTCTATTCTCTTTGTAACCTGAATATAAATCTTTTCTACTTTTAGAACCACCCTTACCATCAAATACAATAATACAACGAGTTGCATTTTGTTCTCTAATAGCAAAACCAATTCCTTTTAAGAATCCAACTATGCCCCCAATGTGGTCTCCATTATCATCCATAGTAGGATTTACTGTCCAACTTCTTATAAAGGTATTAAGACCATCAACAATTAATACCTTTTCTTTTCCCAATTGTTGATGGTCTTTTTCTACCTCGTTTAGTAACTTTTTGTATGTTTCGTTCATAAACCTTTATTCTGTTTCGATATCTGGTTCTGGAATTTCTCCGCCACTATCATATGTAATATCATCCGGATCAATTCCTTCTTTTTTATATTGTAAGATTGTTGATTCACAAATCTTTCTATAAATTTGGTCTTTCAAATCTAATCTAGTATCCATCATATTAATGAAATCTTTAGATTGGAATTTGATAACTTCACCAGTATCAGTGTCTACATATTCGTACCATGCTCCACCTTGCTTAACTAATTTGTTATCTTTCATAACCTTTAACCAACCACCGAAATTATCAATACCTCTATCAAAGAAAATATCGAAATCTGCTGAACGTAATGGTGGTCCTAAACGATTCTTAATAACCTGTGCTCTTACTTTGATACCAATGATTCTCTCACCTGCTTTAATCTGTCCCATATTCTTTAAACGAATACGAACCGAAGCGTGGAATGCTAATGCTTTACCACCCGATGTAGTCCAAGGATCTCCGAACATAACACCTAATTTTTGTCTCAACTGATTAGTAAAGATAACTGATATTTTTTGTCTACCAATTACATTAGTAATCTTTCTCATTGCTTTTGAAATGATAATGGCTTTGTCAGTTGCGTAACCATCTTTATCATAATCTGCATCCATCTCCTTTTTAGTTGATGCTGCGGCTACTGAATCGACTACGATTGTAACTAACTTATCCTTATCACCCTTACGAACTTTCTCAATGATTGTATCAATTGTTTCGAAAATATCCTCAACTGTGTCTACTGAAACATATAACAATTTAGAAACATCTACTCCGATTGCATCAAAGAACTCTCTACTTACTGCGGTTTCGGTATCAATCAATACTGCTACCCCACCTTGCTTTTGAGTTTCAGCTAGTAAGTGAGCTGATAATAACGATTTACCACTTTGTTCTAAACCGGTAATTTCGGTTATTCTTCCTACGGGTAAACCCCCATAAGGTCTATTTGAAACCGCCACATCTAACATTGCTGTTCCAGTGGAAACCCAACCTGGTACATTGGTTGGGGCCCCATCGGAATCATCATCTAAAAAGTATGCTACCTTTTGGTCTTTCCACTTTTTATTTAGAGAGTCGGCTATTTCTTGTGCTAAGTCAATTTTAGCCATAATAATTATGAATTAAATAAATCATCAAATGCTGCTGCCACATCTACTTTAGGTGCTGGTGCAGGTGTTTCATCATCCCAAGGTAAATCGTTAACTAAACCTGTACCACCGATTTCAGGTGCTGCATCTTTAGTTACTAATTGTTCTTCAACTTTCTTTGGTTGAGGAGTTAATGTTTGTTGGGTAAATGAAGGAGTTGGGTTTTCCTCTTCAGCTGCTACGGCTGTTGGATTCAACCAATTCTCCAATACTGTCTTTAATTCAGGATAAGATAACTCTGAATAAATGTCAGTAATGTTTGTCTGCTCATCTAATAATTTTGCAGCGGTTGCTCCATTATCATGTAATAGAGAAACATTTGGTTTTACTCTGATTCGAGTTTCAGGATATGTTTTACCTGCTTCCTCTACGATTTCAATAACAATATCTCTACCAGTTTTTTCATCTGTAATATCACCGTAATCAGGATCTGCTACGATTGCTAAGATTTCTTGGTAAACGGTCTTACCGAATCCCCAAAACTTAACACCCTCAGCTTCTTGTCCTCTTACGATAACAGGAGCAAATGTTCTTAATTTTGGTTCCATTTTCTTACCAGCTTTCCAGTTTTCAGTATCACCTAATTTCTTAAGTTTTTCTGCGAACTCTAAAATTGGGTCAGGTCTTCCAAAAGAAGCTGGACTCAAATAAGTTTTGTTGTTAATGTTGTAGTGAAATAAAAGTTCAATGAAAGGATTTTCTGTGTTGAACTTGTAAGGAACGATTCTAACTTGGTACTTTCCAGGTTTTGGTTTCCACAATGAATCTGTCTTTTTGGATGTGTTTTGCAACGAATTCAAACGCTGCTTGATTGCATTAATGTTCATGCTGTTTTTGTTTTAAGTTTTAAAAATTGTTTGTTTTAAGTTTTAAGATTATCGCGATTAATCTCATAGATAAATATCAATAATCTCAATTTCTTATATATCAAAGATATACTATTTTTTTGAGACGACCAAATTATTTAGATAGATTTTCTATCTTTCTATTTAGGTAAAATGCCGCCTTCTTTAAATCTTCTAGTTCCTTTGCTGCATCTTTCTTTCCGGCTCTTGCTATGTATTTAGCTACATTGAATAGGTACGCATCTTTATCTAAACCCCATGCTTCACATACCTTTATTACTTCATATGGGTTATCAACACCACCATAATAGGCTGGGTTCTTTACTGCTTCTATTTTAACTGCTGATTTTTCTACTAACTCTTGAGCAATTCTCAAACATACGTCTGCACCTCTTATTTTTTGTCTTTCAATTTTTTTTTCAGTTGCTTGATTAAATTCGTCTTTTCTTATCTTTGGTTTTGCTGGCATTCTTTTATAATTTATATGATATGTAATCTGCTATTAAATCTGCTACATTAATTTCACAATATTGTTCAAATCCTTTAAATCCTGGTGCACTATTTGCTTCACATACTCTAAATCCTCTTTCATCAAAAAGTAAATCTATTCCTGCTATATGTAAATTTAATACTCTTGCTGTTTCTCTTGCTATGAAATCTATTTCATCTGTTAATTCAAATTTCTCACCTGTCCCACCATTAGTTATGTTTGCTCTAAAATCTCCTTCAGGTCCCATTCTTTTCATTGCACCAATAACTTTACCACCAATAACCAATACTCTTAAATCCTCACCTGGTTTAAATCCCAAATACTCTTGAACTAAAAGTGTTTTTGATGTTCCTAAACTTCGGATAAATTCCATTAATTTTGTGAAATCTCTTTTCTTTTCACATAAATAAACTCCTTTACCATAACTTCCAGTAACTACCTTAACTACACATGGAAATCCAATTCTATCTCTTACGATAATCTCATCAACAGGGTATTTAACCACCATTGTATTTGGAATGGGTATATTATGTTGAGAAAGTATTTGAGATGTTTGTAATTTATCTGCAACTTTTTCAATTGGGTCTGCTGAATTGATACAGAGAACTCCTGCTTTTTCTAATTGTCTTAATAGTGCTAACATAAAATCATTAGTTCCACTACCAGTTCTTACTAATACAATTTTTGGTAATTCTATTGTTTCTCCTGCATATAAAATACCTTGATTAATATTTTTATCTACAATAATATCAAAATTATCCGGTTGAACAATTTTTGCAGTAATTCCTTTTTTATCTAAACTTTCTAACAATCTTTTGTTTTCAAATTCAGTTTCGGTATTTTTTGAGAATATCCAAACACTCATAACTTATTTATCTTTTTTTAATCCGTATTTAATCCACTTATACCAAACTCTTTCATGTATATAATATTGAATAGGTTTGTAAACTAATTCTGCTACACCAAATGCGGCACCTATTTTAATTGAACCACTTATCAACCACATTAATAAAAACCCAATAGCGGTACTTACAATACGATATGATATGGATTTTGCAATATGTCTCTTAATCAACGGCATATTCTATAACTTCACCATCAGTATCCATATACCCCTTTCTAATCTTAGTTCCACTAATCAATTCAACATCAGCCGGAGGATGATGATTAATTACATCGTATCCTACACCTCTACCATAGTTTACTGATTCTATATCAGGTATAATACTAACTAAAATTCTATCTGAGTTTTCTTTAAAGAATGGTTCTTCAACTAAATCTAACATAACTCTGTATGCTGATTTTGGATTGTTCTCATCTTCCGGAACATCTCTAATTGCTACCCATACATCTTTACCTTTGTCTAGTTGTTGACGGATTAACCACTCATGTCCTGCGTGCCATGTCTGCCATCTTCCGATGAATAATGCGTATTTTCTTTTCATAACTCTAATTTACAACTTATTAATTATATTTCCAAATATTCTCGTAGTCTTTTGAAAGTTTGTAATTCTCTTTCATCCGTAGTATCTAAATCTATAAAATTTTCGGTAGGTGGTTCATAGTTATCAACGTGAAAATGTTCCCTACCTCTTTCATTTGTAGTATGAACATATATTTCTTTTATACCCTCACCCATTTCGGCTTTAAATGCTTCTCTTTGGTCTTTATATGGAGAAACCAATGATACAATTACATTAAATTTTTTACTATGTAGAAACTTAGCTAAGATTTGTGCTTTTTCTATATTTGCTTTCCGACCTGTTTCTGAATAATCTTTGTTTTGGAATACATCTCTAATATCATCACCATCAATTGTAATGGCTCTACGAATAAAATGTGTTTTCATCCAATTAGCCATAGTAGTTTTTCCACTACCTGGTTGTCCTGTGAACCAATATATCATAACTTTTTATTTTGTTAAATCTATCACATCAAATACTCTAGTGTATATTTTTTTTACACCTTCCGTATTTGTTACCAATATACAATTTCTATATTTTTCCCAATCAACTTCAAACTTGTTATCTAATTGTCCACCAGTAACTTCCATAATAACATTGTTCAATGCGTTAATTGTATATAAAGTATTACTATGTTTTTTTCTATGAACCAAAATAGTTTTCATTTCTAAATTTGGTTGTTCATTTTCTACTACTACATTATACGTTACAAATAATTCATTTGGAATGTTTTTGTTTTGTAAGACATAAATGTAATTATAAGCTAATGTATAACTGCTTTTAATTATTTCTATATGATTCTCAACATCTGTTTTTGTGCTGAATGTGCATAATAATTGTGTCTTCATTTTTTTGTTTATCCGTATATTTCTTTATTAGCCTGTTCTAAAATTTTTGCAAATCTTCTATCTAATTGCATTTCAAATTTAATTTGTCCTCCATATCCAACACCATCTTCTCTTGCAACAATTGTAGCGATTGGAATTACCTTTCCCTTTGCTCCTGCTCGATATGCCAAATAAGGTGGATCTTCTTTTGTCATTGCAACTAATCCTTGTTTAATTTCTTCAAAATCTGATGTTTGGAATATATTTTGAAGTATTGCTCTATCTAAAGAATTAGGTCCTATTGCCATAGATTCTTCACCTTCACCTACGGCTTTTAATGGAAACTCCTCTCTAATAGCGGATAACATTCCTTCTTTTAATTTTTTATTAGTTCCCAATGCAGATATAACTGCTTGTTGATGTTTTTTATGTTTCTTTTGAACTAAATCTAAATATTGTTGAGATGCTTTATCACCATTTTCTGCCGCCGCTTGTATTGCTACCATTACAACTTTATTAGTATCTCTACTTCCTTTACCTACTTTTAATTTATCCAATGCTGTTTTTAAATCCATTTTTTTAGATTTGATTACAGCCTGTGCTTCTTTACTTTTTCCTATAGCATTTTGTAATCTTCTAACATTTGCTGTTCCAAATTTAAATAAATCCTTTCTTTCTTGTGATTGATAAACATTTGGGTTAATATCATCAGGTAATTTTGGATCCCACTCTAATAATTTACCAGTTCCTGAATTTAAGAAGTTTACTAATGTTGATTTTTTTAATGATACTTCATCTAATAATTCTTTACCATCTTTTGTTTTTATTTTAAAATAAACATCCGATGAAAATCCTTTATTCTTTTTATAATCTTTTAATCCCAATGCTTCCACTTCACCCTCAGTATCCCATGCACCTGCTTCTATTATTGCACCAGGATATTCTTTTGATAATCTATTTCTAATAGCTTTTCTATTATTCATAGCTGCTTGAATCCAACTCTTAGTTACAATTCTATCTTTATCATTTGCTAATTTAGGATTTGTTGCTATTTGTTTTTTTTCATGCTCTAATAAAGAATTATAAAATATTTGAGCTTGTTTGTCATCCAACGTAGTTCCAATCATAGTCATTAACTCACCTGCTTGTGCTGAAATTTGTCCTGCTCCTCCTGGTAAATCCGAAAAATGTGACCATTTTGCAGTTTGATTATCAAATTTAGTATTCATCATTCTAACTAATTCTACTAAATGTCTTGGTGGAACTTTTACATTTTGAGTAATTTCTTTTGGTAATTTATATGGTGGAACTATTGCAAACTTTTTATTTTTAGCATCAAATCCTGCACCATTTGGTTTTGGTAATTCTAAAAATGCTTTACTTTTTAATGTATTTACATTTGCTAATGTTTTATCTTTACCACCAATTATTCTATTTTTTGTAGATACACCTTTACCTGCTGCATCTTTTGCTTTTTTATCTGCTACTTGTTGTTTTAGTTGTGCAAGTTTTTGTAAATTAGCTTTAGTTGTTGTTGGATCTTTTTGTTGAGGTGCTATTACTTTTTTGGTAGGAGCTACTTGCTGTCTATTAACTGGAACTAATCTACCTGTTTTTTTATCAGTAGTATGTGTAACTACTCCACCTTTCTTTTTACCATATCTGCCATACCCCAAATGAACTAAATGTAATTTTTCTGCTTCTTTAGAAGCCTGTGATTGTTTAGTATTTGTAGTATTTTGTTTTTTAGGTGCTGCTTCTAATGAAAATTTCTTAGGTGCTAAACTAATAGCTTCCATTAATTGTTCATCGGTTAATGTTGCTGCACCAAATTGCTCCAATACTGAACGTAAATATTCTAATTGCTCCTTACTATTAAAATCTGGAATAGGATATGTAACACAAAATTCTGCTAAAACCTCATCAATAATTTCACTAAGATTGTCTAAATTAAAGTTCGTCATAATTTTTACCGGTCGTTGTTTTTACTTGATATCTACCATGTGGGCCCGTTAAAATGGGTATGATATCAGTATATAAATATTGTTTTTCTGTCGGATGCACATCAAAAACGAACGCATCGTAAGTATATAATATAAGTTTTGTTAATTTTCCTTCTAATTTCTCTTTAATCCTTAAAATTTTCTTTATATTTCGTTCAGTTTCATATGATTGAATGTAATAATTAAGAACTTTTGCAGGATTAATAGGTTCAAATCTTTCCTCATTAAACTGAACATGATATAAATGTGTGAATAGGCATTTATTTTTAGTAATCGTCTCATATAATAAATCCGTAAGATTCTGTATTTCTCTAAAATATGGTATATGTAATAACTCACTTCTAATTCCACCATATAAATTTTGGAATATTAAAGTTTTTACTTCGTTTCGGTCATCAACACCCATTTTTTCACCAATCCATGTATAAAAATCTTTACCACTACCATAAAACTCATACAACCAAACCAATTCATTATCACCTACCATTTTACTTTTTTTGGTTTGATATATAGTATCCATTAATAATCTTGGGTGATATGCTTCAAAATCACAACTAACCAATTCGCCACCATCAAATCTACTAATAAATGATTTTCTTACACCAGTATCTTTTTTAAGTGCAGCATAGTTTACACCCCCATGTCGATTTGATGGTCGGAGTGTAGATGTCATTAGGTTATATTCAGTATAAACTATATTATCCTCCGTTAAATGAACTAGATTAAAGTTTGAGAGGTATTCCACATCTACTTTTAATCCCGCTTCTTCAATATAATTGAATGCTTCAGTTGCATCAATTATAAATTTATCGGAATTGGTTGATACTGAAACTGAACATTTCATTACATATTGTTTTATTAGTTCCAATTGTTTCATCATTGGAATACTATCATTCAAATATGGTTCACCCTTAAACTTTGATTTGTAAAACTGATTTAAAGTATTATCTCCTAATTCAACATCATGATAACCATATTGAATAAATCTACCCAAATCCATATCAAAGGCATTTGTAAATGGTAATAAATGTTGAACTGCTTTAAGATTGAATACCCATTGTTGGTGTGGTGTATCTAACAATTCATTTAATGCTTCTACTTTAATCCCTAACCCATCACCATTATTTACATTAATAACATATTCATCTTTATTAGTAAAAATATAAATAAATGATATACGATTGTTTGCCGCATGCTTTTCCTCATCGGATAAACGGACATAGATTTTGTTATTACTCTTTCGGTATTCCGTTAAAAATTCTTCAAATTCAAATTTATCCTCTACAAATATCATAAAACAAAGATACTACATTTTGGGTATAATACAAAATAAAAAGGGGAGTATTTAAACTCCCTTTATATTAAAATCCACCGAAATTCTTTTCATCTGATTCTGTCCAGTGTTTTGCTTTTAATGCGTGCAAATCAATCGGTTCTCTTTTCATATGCCCACCTTTGTTAAAAATAGCTCCTTTTTTCAAATAACCACCTAAAAAATTTCTACGGAATCGGTTTGAGTTATTTGCTTCAGAGCCATGTACACAATGTGAGTGTAACAATACTACTTGTCCTTTTCTTAAATACCCTTCTACTTTACGGAAATCATGTCCTTCAGGCATTACACAAGGTTTACCTCTTTCGTTTCTCCAAAATGTAGGATTAGTTTTTGTTCTATCTTCATCTACTTCAATTGGTAAAACGGGTAATCTATGTGAACCTTCGTAGTTCCACACTGCTCCGTTTTCAGGATCGTGGTTATCTAATGCCAATGCTGTGTTGATAATTTCATTATGTCCACAGCCTGTATAGAATGCGTTTTGGTGTTGGTCTCTACCTAATTGTCCTGGTGGTTTAAAATAACACCAAGTTTGCATTCCTTGTACTTCACCTTCCATTAAAAATTCACATGCTTCCAAAATTTTTGGATGACAAAATAACTTTTCTAATTTAGGTGAAAGTTTGTGTGGGTATGCAAATGGATCCCAATCACCCCATTCTTTACCATCTTCGGTGGTAGTACCAATTCTATCTTGTCTTAATTTTTCTAATTCTTCGTTTACTTCATCAACCTCATCTTCGGTTAATAACTCTAATACGGTGAATCCTCTATATCTCCAATCGAATGTAATTTGTTGTACTTCTAAATCGGTTAGATGTTTGAAATTGCTCATATAACTTATTGTTTATTTTTTATAAATATAACTCTTATTTTATTATTATCCAAATTTTGTTATGACTTTTATCACCCTTTCCAAAACTTAAGATAATTGTTAATATATGTATCTAAATTTGAAATGGTTTGTTTTCCATATTCAACTGATTTTTTATTAGCTAATTCAGTTTCATTTTTATCACCATATATTTTCCATTTTATTTTTCCTGCAATATATAATGAATCATTTTTAAATTCATCAAATTTAGATTTATTTATTTCATATATTAGTCCATTTGTTTCATTTCTTTTTCTTACAAAATAACGAATAATATATTGATTTTGATAATCTTGGGAATTAGGAATTGGTTCAGATGTTTTTAATTCTAAACTATTGTATACCACAGGATTTAAATCATTCATGTAATGTTTTACTATTTCATCCATATTACTTTATTTCGTTTGATACTCTAAATTTACATTCTATTGTAGTTTCCCATTTTCCATCATCTACTTTATGTTCAACCCCGGTTACTTGCCAATAACCAGTACTTTGTAACCAAGGTACAGGTGATGGATTTAGTTTTAATGCACTACCAACGGTTACTCCCGATAAACCCAATATTGTAAAACTAACACTAATTGGAACTAGTGCATGTCTTCTTTCATATCCTTTTGGAAAATAAATATTTTTAACACAACTTACATCTTTAAATACACCATACATAGGATTTGCACCACCATCTCCAAATTTAGCACTTTTAGCAAATTTAATTCTGTTTTCTCCGGGTAAATGAAATGCTTGTTTCCAAGAAGTTGATACCCAATTCATTGCTTTAGTAATAGAACCGGATGTATCCTCTCCTTCGATTGGTTTTCCTGATTTTGGTGTTGCAATTTTATCTGCTAATTTCATAACAGGATCTGGATTTACTCTTGCAAACATTCTAATTCCAGGATTATCATCTTGCTGAGCAGGATCTTCGGATGGAATTGCCATCATTGCTACAATTTCTTTTGGTAAATCACAATTTATAGAAATATTTGTTACTCTACTATGTGTTCCAAATATATTAAATTGAGTTACTTTTACTTTATCTTGTGCTAAATTTAAATCTGCAATTGTATAAATTAATTTTCCATCTTTATTTGCTACTTCTCTTCTTACTAAATTAAATAAACCAGCTCCAGCAATATTTAATTCTGCAATAACTTTATCTAAAAAATCATTTACATTTTCACAACCTTTTGCTGTGTTTTTTAAAAATTCAGTATAAACATATATGTTTTTTATATGTCCCGCATTTCCACCTTTTATAGATGAATTTACACCTGCCATATTAATCTTTACTTCTGATTCTGGAAATACATGTGTTCCATTAAATGGTCCAAATGGTTGAGTTGCAGTTGTGGTTGGTGTTAATAATCTTGATTTATCACCTGATTTAGTATCTAAAAATCCCATTGTATTAGGATTTGGAAATAAAAAATTTTCAGATACACTAATCATATTTGGATGCCCCATTGCAATTGAATCTTCCAAATCTATAATTAATTGAACGTCAGTAGGTGATGAACTTTTTTCTCTAAATTTATTAACTATTGCATTTATAGCAAATCCTAGTTGAACATATACATTATCGGTTTCACCCCAAGTACTTACTTTATCTATTTTATCTTCCGTAAAATTAATAGTATAACTTTTTACTTCCTCTTCATCTGTTCCTGTACCATCTCCATCTAAATTTAATGCCTGATATACGTTAACTAAATTATCCGAATCTGTTTTTGCTTCAGTTGAACTTACTTTCTTTTTTTTATTTAATGCTAAAAATCCTGGAATTTCAGAAGGTGAGCCTAATTCTAAAGTGCAATCGACTGTTGCATCATCATTTATTTTAAAATCAAAATTAACTAAAGGTCCTGCCATCATATCAACTTCATATCCATATTTGGCTATTTGATTTTCCCAATTTGTTATATTTGCTACAATTGAAGCGGCAGTTGATAAATTATTTCCTGTAAATTTAGTATTATTATTTACCCATCCCCAACTTACCATTTGAGTATTACCGATTAATAAAAAATCTTTATATGTTGTTAATTGATTTACCGATGCAAATTTTACATGTATCTTTGCTCGTCTAATTGCACCCAATGTTCCACTATTACCAACTTCTAATCCAGTTAAAAGTGGTGGAAATCTTTCAGTATAATTTTGTGCATTTGCTAATGAAAATGATGTGTAACTATTATATCCAATTGTTTGTGCACCATTTGCAAATTTAGTAAGCTGTATAAACGGGCTAGAACCACTAAATGTTTCTTTATTAGTGTTCTGTATTTTTTCAGCTATTTCTGATTTAAACGGTCTTATTGCTGGAAATGAACTCATAACTTTATTTTATTAAACCTGCTATTCTATTAATATCAGATGGTATTCTTAATTGTGTTCCTGCTTTTAATTTTAAATCAATATCTGTTAAATTATTAGCTGTTGCAATTACCCACCATAAAGTTGCATCACCAAAATAATGTTGTGCCAATAAATCTAACCTATCACCATCTACTGTCATTATTAATATATCAGTATCAACAGGTTCTACATATGGTAATACAACTGAATTATATACCAATCCTTTTCCTTGTTTAATTTGTGTTCCTATATTATCGTATCTTTGCATCACTATTAAATATATTAAGAATAAAAAGTGTATGTTGTATTATCTTTATTAGATACTACTTTATACGTTATATCCATTTCAAATATAAATGGTTTTTGTGAACCATCTGTTATTTCCCAAGGTGAATCATCACTTACTGTTAAATTACATTGAGATAAAAATCCATATGTAGTATTTATAATATTACCAATTTTTAATGGAACTAATTGTCCAAATATACCCAATTGTCCTTTTGGTGTTGGTAATGTAAGTTTTTTAATTTTTTCTGCTTTTGACCATATTAAATCTAATTGTGTCTTATTTTCAGCATACATTTGAAATTTAAAACTTATTTCTCTTTCCCAACTATTATAAAGATAGAATTTAAATCCACTACCAATTGGTTTTGCATCACTCCAACTTGGAGATGCGTTATCGGTTAAACCGGTAATAGTTCCTAATAATCTAATACCATTAATTGCTAAACTAACAATATCATATCCAGTATCATTTAATACATCATTTTTTCTAGTTAAATACGGATTTACACTTTGTTTAACTTTGTTTTGAGATTGTAATGAATCAGTTACAAATGCAACATCATTTGATAATATTTTATCTATATTACCGGCTGTACTTGCTTTTTGTAATGAAGTATTATATCTTATAATATTACTTGTACCATCTGAATTTGTATATGTAATTTTATTTTCAATATCATTTTGTACATCTACACTAGGGGAGATATCATTTTTAGCACTTCCATAATATTGATTAAAATATATAGTATCTAATGCAGTTGATGTTCCTAAAAATATACTATAATTACCAGTTCCATTTATTTTTTCGTAATTATATGGATTTCCATTTTTACCATCACTTGCTTGTGATAAATAAATACTTTGTTCAAATCCATCTAATTTACTTTCTAATTTTTTATATGTAGTATTATAATAATCATTTAATCGATTTGATGACCCTTTTATTAGTCCTGCATCAATTGGATTATTTGATATTTTAGTAACTGCAATATCTGCTTCTGCTTTTCCTAATTCAAATCCTGCACCAAATGCTCCACCCAATACACCAGGTCTATTTAAAAATTGTGACTGATTTATTGCAATTTGAGAAGTAACTCCCGATTGAAATGCAAATGTAGATGGAAAATTATCAGTATAATTTATTAAATTTGGTATTTTAACCGATGGTAATTTTGGTTTCTGTAAAGTAAATTTGGTTTTATTTATCAATGCATTTGCACCAGCTGCTATTACTGATGTTGCCAATCCAATACCTTCACTAATTGCAGTATCTCTTACTTTTGCACCAAGATTTTTTAATCCTTCATTTGATTGTAAAAAGTTTCCTAATAATCCTTTATCATTTCTAATTCTACCATATAATAAATCAGTATATAATGTTCCTATAACCGTCTTTGGATCTTCTTCTGTTCCAACAATTAAATCATCTGGTAATTTTGGGTTAGTTAATTGTGAAATTGCACCACCCACTATACCACCAACAATAGGAATTTTACTTGCTAAGTTTGCACCTATTTTTACGGCCTGTTTTTTTAATGATGTAGTATCAACTTGTCCTTGTCCCATTATACGAACAATATCTGCTCCATATAATTGGGGTGTTGCCTTTAACCAATCTGCACTTTGTTTTAAATTCACATCAAATGCGTTACCCGGATCTGGTTTAATCATTCCTGCTTTTTCACTATTAGGGTCTAACCCTTTTGTGAACTGATGTGTATTTAATAATTCTAATAGTGTTGCCATAATTATGAAGGCTGTCTTTTATTGCTAATTGCTAATCCAATATTCATTTTTTTACCATCTAAATAAACGGCTATTTTGCCATCATTCATATCTTGTCTTAATCCTACAATTTCTTCTAATAATTTATCTTGATTATTTGATGCTCCACCTCCTCCACCACCAACTAAATTCATTAAAAAGCCACCACCAATTGCTAAACCAGCTAATATTGGTAATGCCGATAAACCTGCTACTGATAATAGAGCTAAAGCTCCTGCTAATGCACTAAATGCTAAAGCTAACATAAATATTTGAGGAATTACTGCTACTAATGTTTCTAATGTTTCACCAATACCACTCATTGTTGTACTTAATGAACTAACACCTTGTGCAAATAATGCAGTTCCTGCTCCTACCAAATATAAAGATGCACCAAATGCTAAGAAACCACCTGCTACCAAAAATAATACACCACTTTCTGCTAATGGTGCTAATAAAGTAGTTAATCCAAACATAGCTAATCCCAATCCAACTAATGCTACACCTGCTTTTCCTAATGATGCCCAATCAACCGTATTAAATTCTTGTAATGCTTTTCCTAATACAAATACAGCTGCTGCCATAATTAACATTGCAGCTGCTCCTTTTATTGCATCATTCATATTAATTTTACTACCACTTTTCATTGCTTCTGCTGGCCCATTTCCAGGTGTATTTGCAGGTGGAGTTGCTGCTGAACCAGGAATATCTGGTTTTTTACCACCTACCAATGCTTTTAATCCATTACCCATTGATTTAAAAAATCCTTGTCCATCTTTTAATGAACCTGTAACTGCACCTACTGTATCTTTTACTATACCAAATCCTTCTCTAACTCCTTTTAATTCTTTACCAAAATCACCCATCAACATTAATCCACCACCTAATAATTTCAACAATTGTCCACCCCAAGTATTAGTAATTGCTTCTACTCCTTCTTTCATTGAACTGAATGTTCCTTCTAATATTCCTGCTGGAGTACTTGCTCTTTGTAAATTTGCACTCATTTGTTGCAATTCATCTACTTGTACACCCAATGCTTCTGCTACTGCTTTCTTTTGGAAGTAATCCATTTTATTAAATTCTTCGATACCACCTGCTGCTTGTAATGCTTCTTTTTGTGCACCGGCTATATCACCTGCATATGCTAATTCTCTTGCTTTTCCTAAATTTAAATCTCTACCTAATAAAACACTAGCTTCCATTTCTTTTGCAACTGAATTATTGTAATCTAATAAGTTATCACTCATTTTACCTGCGGTATTTAAATTACTTCCTAATCTTGCTGCTTCAATTGCTGCTGTTGCAATATTTTTTCCACCATCTTTACTAAATAATGCAACCGTTTCTGCACTTCTAGCTATATCCTGCATAACTTGTTTAGGTGCTACACCATTTTGCATTGCCAATTCTTTAGTAGCTGCATATGTATTTAATGCCGTTTCGGATGATAATCCTTGTAAATTACCAAACGTATTAATTAACCCCGCTGCTTCATCTCCACTTAATCCCATATTTTTAGCAATAAACCCAGTATCAAATGCTAATCCAGTTGATAATTCTCTTACATCACCTAATTTTGAACCTAAACTAATTACTGCTTTACCTGCTTCTTCACCTAATATTTTACTAATTGCAAATGCTTGTGTTTTAAAAGCGGTCATCTCCCAAACTGCACCACCTATTTCATCATTTACTTCTACAAATTCTTCAAAAATTTCTCCAATACCAATTGCAACTAAACCTACTTTTTGTTGCCAACCTTGCATAAAAATTTCAGCATAGGCTCCAACTTTTCTAAATATATTACCTATATTTTTTATATCACCTTGTATTTCACCGTAAATTTCTTTTGTTTCTTCTGATATATTTGAAAATTTATCTGCTACTGGAATTAATCCTTCCAATGCACTAATCATTTTAAATAATTCTAATTTTTGTTCAGTTGATAATTCAGTAGAGGTTTGTAGTGCAGGAATCAATTGTTTCATTGCACTTATTTGCCCTTGTAATGCAGTTTGCTTTGCCAAAGATTCTTCTCTATCTTCTCTACTTAATTTTGAAATGTCGATTAAATCAGTTAATGATTCATTTGCCATTTTAACAAAATTAGAACCAATATCAGATGTAAATTCATCCTTAATATCTACTATACTTTCAAATATTTTATTTGAAATATCCATAGAACCTTTCAATTGGTCGGCAAATGGTTTGTACATTGGCCCCATATCCTTTAAATTCTTACCAATTGATAGTATTGAATCTGCCTGTTCTTCCGAAGCTTTATTTGCTTCTTTTATTTTTTCAACTAATTTTTTATAGTTTTCTCTGTTTTCTCTTAGATATCCATTTATTTCTTCTAATCGTTCTGCTTCTTTTTCAGTTAATGCATTTCCTTTGGCTTGTAACTCATTTTTTATTTCCAAATCTTTCTTAATTCTGGCCATAAGTTTGCCATATGACTCTAGTTCATTTGCATTTAATCCAGATAAATCTTTTCTTTGAGCAGCCATTAATTAATTTGATTATTTTAAATGATATTTTTTCATTACTCTTTCTAATTCTGCACTATCATCTGCCATTTTTTTCATCATTTGCTTAACTTCAGGATGTAAATCTGTATTTTTTACTTTATTGTAAAATTGTTCACCTGCTCTATTTTGCATAGATTTAAAAAATTGATCTATAATATTATAAACTAATCCTTCACTTAATTTTTTTGGGTTTTGTTCCATATCTTTACATGCTTTTATATAAATATCATATAAAACAAAAAGTTAGGAGTTTATCTTCTCCTAACTTTACTATTTGCTTTTTGTATTTGTTCTTGTTCTTTCTTTTTAATATCTGCCAATTGATTAACATACATTCTTCGTATATGTAATGGTAAATTATACACATCACCAAACGTAAATCCACCACCACCACTAAAAACCAAGAAAAATATTTCTTCGTATAGTGATTTTGTGTAATTAGGTGGTAGGGTAAAAAAAGGAAACCCCAAACGGGATAGAAAGTGCCTCCGTTTCACCCGTTAAATCAGATGTAAATTGAAATGTCATATCTAAGTCTGGAGAAATATCTTTAAAGAATGCTCTTAATGCCTTAGTATCACCTGCTAACATATTTGGAACAAACTTATTAATAAATCCTCTATCACTATTACCATCTACTTCTAAAATCATATATTTGAATCTAGTTGTAACTTCATTTCCTACACTCTTACCTTTTGTTAATCTTTCTAATGCATTTATTTCAGCTGTAATATCCTTTTCATCTTTGTGTGTAAGTAACTTAACTACTAATTTCTTTTTAGAAACAGGTAATTCCAATTCGTATCTATTAGATGAATTCAATTTACTAAAATCGACGTCTTTAGTTTGAATTTGAGATAAATCAATTGTTACTTTTTGTTTTTCACCACTAAAAGGGTCCGTTACTTCTACATCATAATCAGGACCATATCCTAACATACGAGTTGCTAAATAAACTGCATTGATATCACCTACAATTAAATCATCTGGATTAACACCAGGTTGAACCACTACTGATTCTAATAATTTTTGTAAAACTATACCTTTGTTGATTAAATTTCTATCTGCTAAAATATCTTCTTCTCTAGCCGTCATATATTTAATTTCCAATGTTCCTTTACTAAGAGGATTTGATTCTGCATATACCTTACCTTCTGATGGTAGGGATATTACTTGTGTTGGAAAATCAAATGTTGCTGCTGTTTGTTGAGGTTGTGTTGGGGTTGTTGGAACTCCACCTCTTTGTATACCTACGTTTTCTTCCATAATAACTTTTTGTTTGTTTTATATAACTATTTCTTTTTTATTTTTTTGTTTTTTGCATCCGGTCCTGTTGTATAAGGTTCGTATGTTGTATAAGTAACATTGCTACCCGATATTGGGAAATTTGCATTTGTTGTAGTTGTTAATGAACCAGAACCCCATGATACTAAATTAGGGTTAGCAATTGAAATAGAACCATATCCTGGTGTTGTTGTAATTGCGAAATTAGGTTGTGCTGTTCCCGTATTTGGATCCCCACAATATACTTTAAATGGATTAAATGGGTCGTTTGGGTATGGTGGAATATATGGAGTTGGTGTTATTGGACTCATATTAGGTGTTCCCCATCCACCTGTTCCAATAGGAGTTCCAATGTTATCACTTACTTTATTTAATTCTTCTTTAATAATATCCCATTGCTTTGGAGTTGGTGAATATTCATTACATGCGGTAATAAATCCTTTTAACCAAATTGTAAATTCTAATGATGTCATAACTATATATTTGTATATATAAATATAATGAAAATAAAAAAGGGAAACAAATAATGTCTCCCTTTTCTTTTTATATCTTTTAGATTAGAATTCTAAGATTGCGTAATCATAAGTGATAGTTAATGTAATCATAACTGGATCGTTTGAACTCCAATCTACATCACCAAATTCAGCAGAAGAAATCCAAGCACCAACGATTTTCCATTGTTCTACTTTATCACCAACAGGTCCTAACATATAGAAATCGATATTCTTTTTGTAGAAATCTGCATAACCGTCTCTACCAGTGATAGATTCGTGAGATGTTCTAATCCATTCCATTACAGATTGTGCACCACTTGGTACAATTGGATCGTATAATGTAATAGTAATATCAGTCCAATTTGATTTACCTTTAATTTTTCTCTTTAAGTTGATATGATCTAATTCTACAACTTCACTTTCTAACTTAGGTCTGTTTGCAGTTTTTACCATGTAAGATGGAATACCATCAATTTCCATAATAAAACGATTTGCTAACTTTGGTTCAAAGTTGGTATAAAATATCTTATCAAATGATAATACGTCAGCCATTGTTTATTCTCCTTTACTTATTATAAGTATATCTTTTTTTAATTTATGCGTTAAAAGTTGCCCCAGTTGGTAAAACATTGAAATCAATTTGAATAAATTCAGCTGTTTTAGTTGGTTGTAAGAATATAGCACCTTGTAAGATGTTTCTATCAATTACATCTGGAGTATTGTTTGTATCATCCATTACAACTTTGAATGCGTATAAACCTTGTTTTTGTTGAATGTTTTCCAAATAAGGATTAACTACATTTAAGAATTTGTTTCTAGTATCAGTTGTATTTTGTTCGAATACTAAGTATCTACTTGTAGATGCAATGTATTTCTTAACTGCAATTAACAATCTTCTTACATTAATTCTATCTAACGCTGAAGGTCTACTTTGTAAAGTCTTTTGTCCAAATGCTACAATACCTTGTCCAGGGAATTGAGCGATTGGATTTACTTTTCCTTCGTATAAAGTATCTCTATCAGAGTGAGTTAATCTATCTAATACTGCTACTGCACCAGTGATACCACCTCTATTTAAACCTGCAGGTGCAAACCACTCAGCTGATGAAGCATCATTAGCTGCATAAACTCTTGGTAATAATACTGAAGGTGGAACTGCAATTAATTTATTTGTGTTTGTATCAATTGTTTTAACCCAAGGATAATAAACTGCTGTGTAGTTAGTATCTAATGATTCTGCTACTGCTACTGCATTTGCAATACCTTCTGTACTATTAGTTGTTAATGCAGTTGCATCCATAATATAGAATGTATCTGCTCTGTTCTCAACCATATCCATTGCGTATTGTGTTACCGCAGGATGGTCCATATGATTTACACCAGGAGTTGCTAATAAGTTAATATCCCACTCATCTACATTTGATAAAGCATTTAAACATTTTACATATGCTTTTGTTCCATTTGAAGTTGAAGTTGAACAATCTAAACCTTGTGTATTTGTTGCTGTAATATCTGCACCTTTATAAGAAGGAGTTGTTGGATTTAAACCATCGAAACCACCTTGGAAAGCTACATTAAATACTCTCTTAGCAACATTAGATGCTACTGAACCAGTTAATGGTAAACCAGCTACTGAATCTAATCCAAATGCTGTATTAGCTCCAGGAGTTGCATATGTAGGAATTGGTTTTAAATAAATTTCATTATCAGTATTTCCTTCTAAATCTATACCAGCATATACATAAGTTGAACCAGTTGCGTAAGTTACTGCAGGAACTAATTCATCATCACCATCTGTTGCAAATGTATTCGTATAAGCATCGTGTCCATAAGGTACTGCTACCACAGGATATAATGAAGAATCTTTTGTTTCAACTCTAATATATTTAGATTTATTAGCCCAATCACCAGTACTTGTTACTTTACCATTATCATCAATTGTTTCGTATGTATCACCAATAACTCTACTAATGTAGTTTACTGAATTAGGATCTAAAGTTATATTATTATATTGTTCTAATACTGTTTGTTTTTTATCAGTATCATTATAATCTCTTACATATAAAGAGAATGTTCCATAATCAGAACCTGCTACTGAACCTGCTGGTTTTACATTACCAATAGTTACTTTAAATCTTGTGTTTTCAACATTACCATCCGCTAAGGTATGAACCGTAAATAGGTTATATCTACTACCACCAATTAATTGAGATTGAATTGAAGGTGTAGAAGCGTAAGTTGCATCACTTGCATACTCTTGTGTTACATTATAGTTAATAGAAAGTGTAGTATGTGAATTAAAATTAACATCACTATTTTTAAAGAATGCGTAAGTATATGCACCTTTTTGTCCTAATGGAGATGTTCCAAAAACATGTTCAATAGAAGCAGTTGAACTACTATTTAATGATGCAGATACATCACTAATACCATCATTAACTACAAAATTACCATTTGAAGTTGCTCTAAATGAACTTCCTGTAATTGAACCACTTTCAGTGCTATATAATACACCCACTACAGCTGTATTACTACCTGAAGTTGCAACAATATATGCGGAATTATTATCAGTATATCCACCGATACCTGCTACTCTACAAATTGTTACTAAACCAGTTTCTCTTAAATAATTTTGAGCGGTTAATTCTGTGTAATATGTTCCATCTGCTGCACCAAAAATATCTGTTAACTCTGATGGTGATGTTACGATTGTTGGTTTAAATGCTGGTCCTTGTTTGAAAGGTCCTACGATTGCTCCACCAATTGCACCAACTCCTTGAGCGATGTATGATAAGTCGTTTTCTCTTGTAAACACACCAGGTGATACTAATTTTTCAGCCATTTTATGTTGTCTCCTTATAAATTATGTTATAATATTCTAATATAAATATACAAATATAGTTGTAAAAATATATTATTGTTATGCTTTAGGTGTAAATTCGCCAGTATTAGTATCTAAATTACCATCTCCATATTCTTTTTGGATATTAGATAAAAATTCTTGCTCTTCTATTCCTAATTTTGTAAATTCTTCGAACATTTGTTCCTCTTCTATTTTTAACTCCTTTTGTCTTATTTGATTTCTACCAATTAAGAAAGTTAGTTCGTTGAATTTACCCTTTAATTCCTGTAAAGTTTGTAACTGCTCATCTCTAATTTTTGCCATAATCTTTATTTGTTTATTCTATATATAAATATATATTTTTATTCCCAAACACTACTAAACGTATGAAGTTCTTGTATGGAAGTTATTATATATTGCAGTAATTTCAGCTGAACTTAATGCTCTTTGATAGAATAAGAAACCACCTAAAGCACCAGTATTGTTTTGCATCAAATAAATATCAGAAGTACCTGTTGTAGCTGCTGAAGTTGTAGATGATGTTGAAACTTGTGTACCATTATTATAGAATGTAGTCGTACCATTACCTGCTGTAACTGCTAACATTCTCCAACCAGTCAATGTAGTTGTAGTTGATGTTGCATTACCATTTGGTGTTGAAGTTAAACTCATTGAAGTTCCACTTGCTGCAAATGTGTAATCTGTACCTCTACTTAATATATTACCTGCACTTGCATTTACTAATGCTATAATTGTATATCCTGCAGTTGTTGTGTTAAAGTATGTATCACCAGTACCACTACTATTAGCGTGTTGTTTGATACCATATTTACCACTAGCAAATTGTAATGATTTTGGAGGTCCTGCATTTAATGTAGGAGCTGCAATTGCTGGATTAATACTACCACCAGTTAAGTTAAAACCAGTAGAATAACCTGCTAAATCGTTATAGTTTGTACCACTTGTATAAGATGCTGTAAAGTTAGTATCTAAATAACATACTAAGTTTGTCCAAGGAATTGGTGCGGTTGCTGCTCCTTTATTATGTGAAACAAATCCATTAGCTAAATAAGTATGTGCTACATCAATTGTTATTGTTGCAATTTCTAAAGTTTTATTTACAAACTCTACTAATTCTACTAATACATTTTCAACTTTACCAGTTGTTGCATTATATTTAACTAATGCATCACCTTCTGCTACATCTTCTGCTCTTGTAAATTGGTAAGTTTCAGTTAATGCATCATATACAAAGAAAGGGTGAGCGTGAGTTGCTTTAATTGCACCACCATTGATTGATACATATTGGTCAATGAATGAAAAATAGATATTACCAACGGTTGCATCTACTACATCACCATTACTACCAGTTTCGTTATACCACCAATACCATTCACCTGGATCATTTTCAGGTAACCAATTTGGCATATCTTTAGGTACAAATGTTTTAATTGTATCACCAACATAAAGGTCACCAGCTTTAACCGATGTACCATCTGCTAATAAAATATCAGTATCAGTACTTACACATAATGCATCAGAGTTGATACCATTGTAACTATCTACTGAATAAATTGTTTTTGATGCTGCATTACCACTACCAAAGTTACCGGTTGCTGTATTATATCCATCATTGAAATATGCAGTTAATGTTGTTGCATTACTACCACTATACGTTGTACCACCTAAATTAGCTGCTGTAATTGCAGTTGTTGCTCCTTTTGAACCAACACTAAAGTAGGTATTATCACTTACGGTTATTGTATAGTTTGCACTTTGAATTTTTATTCTGTTATCAAATGCTAAACCTTGTCCTGTAAATGCAAATGTTACATTCTCAGATGTGTTTTCTACTATGTATGTAAATGGTAAAGTAGCTGCAACATTACCTACGATAAATGAACTCATAGATACTGCTGTTCCTGCTAAACCATTTGCTGCATTTAATGAAGATGATTGAGAAGTACGTGCTGTACCACTCCATGCACCATATAATGCTCCTAAACTTAAATTACTTGCCATATTGTTTTCCTTTTAACTATTATAAATATCTAATAAACTATTAACCCATTTGTTTCTGTCCGAATACTCCAACATATATTCTTTTAATTTGTTGAACCAATGCCTTTTATATTCGTAATCACTATTCTTAATCCATTGTACCGTCTGTTCAAATTCAGTTTTACTTTCTGCTCTAAACGGATATGTCCAATCTTTCATCCAATCTTTACTTAATATAGGTAGTTTTCCATAATCAACCGCTTGAAATATTGAATATCCAAATGGTTCATAATTAAAACAACTATGTGAAATTCCCCAATCTAATCGATAAAACCAATCTAACTTTTGATAGTCAAACATATATCGTTTAGCTCTTTTGAAATTCACCCCATATCCCTTCTCCCACACATTGTTTAGTACTTTTATAGTTGTAAATAAAAAACAATCTATATTTTCCAAATACCAAACTCTTTTTCTTGTTTCAGTTCTTGCTGCAAATCCTACTTTTGTACTATCATTCAATTCTAAATTATTTGTAAATTCATAATAATTAGGAATATCTATGAAATCATACTCTGCATGCTTTGGAGTTTGAAATAATCCTATCCAAATTCTTTTCTTAGCTGATTTAATTATATTCGTTTCCCACTCTGAATCTGCTCCATAATGTTGCATTCCAGGTGCTTCTGAAAATAATCCAGCTTTTAGAGACATATCAATTGAATTATGCATTACATAACTTTCAATCTTGTCCAAATTGTTTAGGATTGCTGAGTTAGGGTAATAGTGTCCGTGTAGTATGTGTATTCGCCGAGCACTATTTATAAGTTCATCGAACTTTTCTTTATCATCCACTTGCCAATAAATTTCGAGGGGGAACTTGTCCCCCTCAAAATCATCTGGTCTTTTTCTATGTATAAGTAGGATAGGTTTTACTTTTAAATGAGGAACAACGTATTCTACAAAGTTATTCACCCAAACATCACTACCAGCACCTACTTTATTTCCAAAACCTGTTGTATAATATACATCATACATTCTTATAAGCTATTGTTCTTCTTTAATTTTTCTACTTCAATTGTTAAAGAAGCGATTTGTTGTTGTTGTTCTTTGATTGCTTCTACTAATAAACCTATTGTTTTAGAATAATCTAATGCTAAGAAACCATCTCCTCTTTCTTTCACCACTTCTGGTAAAACTTCTTGAACTTCTTGTGCAATTAAACCAGTCTTAGGTGTTTCTTTAGTTGCTGCATCTACATCATCATTCCATTCCCAAGTTACACCATTTAATTTAGTTACTTTTGATAAAGCATCTGAAATTAAAACAATGTTATTCTTATGTCTTCTATCTGATGTTGAATATGCTACTACATCACCAGTTGCAGTGATAGAACCACTTACGATTTGGTTTGTAGTAAATGTATTTGCTGCACCTAATTTAGCATAAGCAGTATAAGCACTAGAACTATAAGCACTTGCAGATGCATATGCACCATTTGCAGAGTTTTGAGCTGTTGTTACTGTTCCAATAACCGTGTTTATAGTTGTATAGAATGAACCACTATAAGCTGAAGCACTTGCATAAGCACCTGCTGCGGCTGCGGTTGCAGTTGCAATATTAGTAGTTTGAGTATTATCAGTTGAAGCATTAGATGCACTAAATGAATTTAAAGCACTTGCTGCACTTGCACTATATGCTGAAGCACTTGCATAAGCTCCTGCTGCGGCTGCTGTTGCGGTTGCAATATTAGTAGTTTGCGTTGCATCAGTTGAAGCTACTGAACTACTTAGTGAACTTAAAGCACTTGCTGCACTCGCTGAATAAGCTGAAGCACTTGCGAAAGCACCAGCTGCACTAGCAGAAGCTGCTGTGATATTTGTTGTTTGAGTACTATCAGTTGAAGCGATACTTGCAGATAAAGCTGTTTGAGAAGCTAAACTTGCAGAAAATGAAGTTGCTGCACTACCACTATTTGTTGAGATTGTAGAAGCTAAACTTGCTGAATAAGCACTTGCAGATGCAAAAGCACCAGCCGCACTTGCAGAAGCTGCTGTAATATTTGTTGTTTGTGTACTATCTGTTGATGCTACTGATGAACTCAATGAATTTAATGCACTTGCTGCACTTGCAGAATAAGCTGAAGAACTTGCATAAGCACCAGCTGCACTTGCAGAGTTTGCAGTTATATTAGTTGTTTGAGTTGCATCTGTTGTGTAAATAGAGGCACTTAATGTTGAAATTGAAGTTGCAGTTGCACTAGCTATTGAAGCAGAAGTTGCATATGTTGTTTCAATTGTATTAATTCTACTTGCTACTGATGAACTATATGAAGCTAAACTTCCAGTTAATTCTGAAAATCCAGTAGAACCACTTACACTTAAATTAATAGGAATCCATAAAGTAGTTCCATCTTCAGTCATTACTGATGAAGTTAAGTGGTCTCCTCCTTGTCCTTTTAATATTGCATTTGCGTTAGTAGTTTGTTCTTGTCCTAATGAGCCACTATTTCTTGGTCCACTAATTAAAGCACCACCATGATATGAAGAACCACTAGATTTTTGGTAAACCCAACCTTTATTTACTGTGTCCCATAATAGAGATCCAGTAGATTGTGTTGAACCACTATCTATAACCGCAATTCCACCAAATCTAACTGCTGGATTTGCTGCGTTTAGATATACTATATTTGAACCGATTTCAACTTGACTTGCTGTTACATTTAATAATGATGATGATCCGTAAACAATCATATTACCTTGCACATACATTGAACCACTTACAATTTGGTCATTGTTAAAAGTGTTACCACCACTTAACTTAGCAAATGTTGAGTATGCACTAGAACTTGCATTTGAATCAGTTGAAGCAATTGAACTACTTAAAGTACTTAATGCTGTTGCTGCACTTGCAGAGTATGCACTTGCAGTTGCTGCATTTGCAGTTATTTGGAATGATTGTGTTGCATCAGTTTGATATATACTTGAACTTAAACTTGCATCATACGCTGCTAAACTTGCAGAATATGCAGATGCCGAAGCAAATGCACCATTTGCACTATTTTGTGCAGTTGTGATATTTGTAGTTTGAGTTGCATCAGTTGAAGCAATTGAACTACTTAAAGTACTTAATGCTGTTGCTGCACTAGCACTATAAGATGATGCACTTTGGAATGCTCCCCATGCACTTGCTGAAGCTGCAATTGTGTTTGTAGTTTGAGTTGAATCTGTTAACGCAATTGAAGCAGATAATGCTGTTTGTGAAGCTAAACTTGCACTAAATGAAGTTGCTGCACTTGCACTATACGCACTTGCAGAAGCAAATACATTAGATGTAGTTAAAGTTTGATTTGCATCGGTTGTTGCAATTGAAGAACTTAATGAACTTAAATTACTTGCTGCACTAGCAGAATATGCACTTGCTGATGCAAAGGCACCAAAGGCACTGTCTTGTGCTTTTTGTATATTTGAAGTTTGAGTTGCATCAGTTGAAGCAATTGAAGCAGATAATGCTGTTTGTGAAGCTAAACTTGCACTAAATGAAGTTGCAGCACTTGCTGAGTAAGCTGAAGCACTTGCAAATGCACAATTTGCACTATTTTGTGCAGTTGTGATATTTGTAGTTTGAGTTGCATCAGTTGAAGCAATTGAAGCTGATAACGCTGTTTGTGAAGCTAAACTTGCAGAGAATGAAGTTGTAACTGAAGAACTTAATGTACTTAAAGCTCCTGCTGAACTTCCACTTACTGCTTCTACTATTGATAATCTACTTGCTAGTGAACCAGAAAATGCTGTTGCATTTCCAATACCATTTATTGTAGATGCACTAATATCATTTGTTACATAAATAGAACCAGTAAATGTATGTGTATTTGATGTTGAATTACCAAATACGTTTGAACCACTACTATAAACAACCGATGATGTTTCATTGATTGTGTATACATTAGTTGCAGTTAATGTTCCTACATTAATTGTAGAAGCACTAATGTTACCGCTTGCACTAATGTTGCCATTAATAGTTTGATCTGCACTAAATGTATTTGCTACACTTAATTGAGAATATTTTGTTGTAGCACTTGCAGAATATGCAGATGCAGAAGCAAAAGCTCCAGCTGCACTATTTGCATTTGTAATTGCTACAACTGCTGCACTTGCAGAATATGCACTTGCAGATGCAAATGCTCCGTTAGCACTATTTTGTGCAGTTGTAATGTTTTGTGTTTGAGTTGCATCGGTTGAAGCAATACTTGCAGATAATGCCGTTACAGTTGCTGCACTTGCACTATCAGTTGTTGCTACTGATGAACTTAAACTTATAATTGATTGTTCTAATGAAGAAGAATCTATATTAATAGTTGCTAAAGAAGCACTTATTGAAGTTGCTACTGAAGAACTTAAATTTCCTATTGTTGTTGCTATTGCACCACTTAAAGCAGTTTGAGATGCTTTACTAGAACTAAAGTTAGTTGCTACTGATGCACTATATAATGTTGCATTTCCTAATCCTACAATTGTAGAACCACTAATACTACCAGTTGCTGCAATATTACCACTTGTAGTGATATCACCACCCGCAGTTAAACCTTGATCTGCTCTTAATCCACCACCTGTATTTGTTAAGGTTGATAATATTGTACCATTATTTGTAAAATATATCGAACCTGTTGAAATGTAAAGGTGATTAAATGGATTATTAATACTTCCTAAATTAGATGTAAGCCCAGTTGGAACTACATCACCTGTTAAAGAAATAGTAGTAACTGCTAATGTATTTGGTATATGCACCGTTGTTCCATCATCTGTCATTTGTGATGATGAAAGAGATAGTGAACTACTAAATAATGCAATAGTTCCTGCTGAACCACTACCATGTAATTGACCGAATGAAGATGCTAATGTCACATCTCCGTTTGCACCACCGATTTGTAATGTTTGTAAATCGGTATTAAAGTATGGTTCACCGAATAATAATGAACCTGATTTTTGGGTATCGCTACCTCTTCTAAAGCGTAATGCCATTGTTTTTTTCCTTTTGTATTATCATTTGAGACATTGATGTAAACTTTATTATATAGAAATAAATATTAGATTCTAACTAAGAACCTAATTTATTTTCCAAATCTTTTATTCTATTTTCTTGGTTTTTTACAACTTCGATTAATAATCCTATAATCTTATCATAATCAACGCCATAATATCCATCATATCTTTGTTTAACTAATTCTGGCATTATTGCCAATACATCCTGTGCAATTACACCATAATCATGTTCACCTGCTTTAGATTGAACTCTATCATTCCAATCAAACTCAACACCTCTTAATTGTTGTACTTTTTCAATTGGATTAGATATTAATTGTATATTATCTTTTAATCTTTCATCTGAACTATAATAAGCCGTTACATCTCCAGTAACAGTTAATGAACCAGTAATAGTTTGATTACCATTAAATTGGTTTGATGTACCTAATTTAGCATATGTCAAATATGCCGATGAACTTAAATTTGAATTAGTTGTTGCAATTGAAGAACTTAAGTTAGAAATTGTAGTTGCTACACTTGAACTAAATACATTTAAAGATGAAGATACTGATGAACTATATGCACTTGCTGATGCAAATGCTCCATTTGCACTATTTTGTGCAGTTGTTATATTTGTGGTTTGAGTAGCATCGGTTGTTGCAATTGAACTACTTAATGAATTAATAGTTAAATAGAAACTTCCACTATAAGAACTTGCACTTTGGAATGCTCCCCACGCTGATGCACTATTTATAATATTAGTATTAGTTAAACTTGCACTATATGAAGATGCACTTTCGAATGCTCCCCACGCTGATGCACTAATTGTTGCTATATTATTACTTTGAGTTGCATCCGTTTGATAAATAGATGAACTTAATCCATTTACGTTTGTAACCGAATCACCAAATCTAGTATTTAATGAAGCACTAAACGCAACTAAACTACCTGTTAATTCTGTAAATGATGTTGAACCACTTTGATTTAATGAACCAGTAATAGTTAATATGTTTGATACATCGTTACCAAAATTATTAGAACCACTACTATAAATAATAGATGAACTTTCAAATATAGTATGTAATTCATGTGCGTAAATTGTTCCACTTACAAATAAATTACCACTTGCTGTAATATCACCTGCAATGTTTTGAGAACCATTAAATGTATTTGAACCAGTTGTTGCATATGTAGTTTCAATTTTTGTTAATCTACTTGCTACCGATTGTGAATATAAATAAGTATCACCTAACCCATATACTGCTCCACTAATAGAACCCGTAATATATTGTGTAAACTTATTTTGGCCTGTAAATATGTTATCATTACCAACTTGTGCTCCTGCTCCCAATGCCAATGCATCAATTCTATGATTACTTGCACTAATTGAAGTTTCCAATGAAGCACTATAAGAACTTGCTGATTGAAACGCTCCCCAAGCTGATGCAGAAATTACTGCTATTTGCAAATCTTGGTTTGCATCTCTTGTATAAATACTTGCTGAATATAAAGATGCACTTTGAAATGCTCCCCAAGCACTTTGTGAATTAATTAATACACTTTGTGTTGTATTATTTATTGTAGTATAAAAACTTGCACTATATGAAGATGCACTTTCGAATGCTCCCCATGCTGATGCTGAATTTGTTGTGTTATATGTTGATAATGAAGAACTAAAATTAGCTAAACTACCACTTAATTCTGCAAAACCAGTTGAACCACTAACACTTAAATTTAATGGTAGCCAAAGTGTATTACCATCTTCTGTTATTACCGATGATGTTAAATGATCTCCGCCTTGTCCTTTAAGAATTGCATTATGATTAGTTGTTTGTTCATCTCCTAAACTACCACTATTTCTAGGTCCACTAATTAAAGCAGCACCATGATATGAACTACCACTTGCTTTTTGATAAACCCATCCGTTATTTAATGAATCCCAATATAAAGAACCGGTTGCACCAGTACTACCACTATCTATTACACTTATACCTGCAAATCTAACTGCCGGAGTTGCTGTGTTTAATATTATTTGGTTTGTTCCGATGTCTAATATACTACCTGTTACGTTTTGTATTGATGATGTTCCAAATACAATCAAATCACCCGTAACGTATACTGATGCTGATACTATTTGATTTCCAGTAAATGTATTCGAACCTGTTGTTGCGTATTTTGTATCTAAACTTTCTATACTACCTAATCTACTTGCTACTGATGTTGATATTGTAGTAATTGATGTTTCTAAACTACTACTTACATTTGATAATGCAATTGCTCCTGAACTACTATATGCAGATGCACTTTGGAATGCTCCCCACGCAGATGCACTTGCTATTATAATATTTGTTGTTTGAGTTGCATCGGTTGTATAAATTGATGCACTTAAATTTAATATTGATGTTTCTAAAGATGAAGAATCAAATGATAACCCAGCTAAACTTGCACTTAAATCATGAGAAATACTACTACTTAAAGATATAATAGATGCTTCTAAAGCTCCACTAATACTATTAACAATTGAAGCACTTGACATCAATGTTATACTATTAATACCATCTGCACTTAATTGTAAAGTTTGTAAATCAGTAGCTGCATATAATTCTCCTGCTTTTAATGAAGAACCAGTTTCGGTTGATACACCATATCTTATTTGAAAAGTTGCCATTTAAAATCTTTTATTCTTTTTTATAAATATCATTGTTATTATTTTATTACCAACTACTATTTGATAATTCTACTCGTTTCCAAATATTGTTAGTTCCACTTATATAATCTTCAAAACAATAATATATGTAATTACCATCCGATGCAATCATACCATTCAAATCCCCCGCTTGTCCTTTACTTGTTGTTGGATAGTTTGCACCCAATACAACACCATTTACTTTAATTAAACCATTAAATTCTGCATTTAAATTACTTCTTAATGTAAGTGCAGTATTAGTATGTACATCACCATCCGGACTTACATTAAAATCAATTTTACCAGGACTACTACCATCACCAATCGTTATACCATCTGCATCATCTGCACTAAAAACGATATTAGCAAATTCTTTATAATCAGTTCCTGCCCAACCGGTTGCTACTATTTCTAATAATGCCATACCAGGTGTTATATCGGTATCAGTATCATCATCACTATTACTACGAGCCGATGCTAATATTGGTTGAATTTCAGTTGAATGTCTGTGTAATATTAATTGACCAACGTAATCACTTCCATAATTACTAATTACTAATTGTGAATTATATTCAGTTCCTGCTACTGTTATATTGTTATCATCACCTTCAACATCACCAATAACCATTCTGTCGGTATCTACAATTGTTCCGGATACATACAATGAACCTGTAATTGTTTTATTACCCACCATCGTATAATTACCCGTTTGAGTATAATTACCGACCTGTGTCATTGAACCACTAATGTATTGGAATGAACCTGTTGCTGCAATAAATGATGCATTTCCAACCAATTGCATACCACCCGCAGATATTAAGATGTTTCCACTTACGTTTGATAATGCCGTATTTGGTTGTCCTGGAATACCTGCTATGTTGATTGAACCCGATGAAACAAATATATCACTAAAAGGTCTATCTACCGTTCCTAATGTTGCTCCTCTTGCTGATTTTGGAACGATGTTTCCACCCAATTCAGTTGTTCCACTTATAAATAATGAACCACTTATAGTTTCGTTTCCGTTAAATGTGTTTGAACCTGTAGTTGCAAATCCTAATGCACTAATTTGAGAACTACCACTTATAACTCCATTAGGTAAAGTTGCATTAATTCCATTTTGTCCAATTGTTGCTACTAATTGATCTCCTACAATGAATTTAATACCTTCGTTTGTAGGAACAATTTGTGAACTACCACTTACATTAGATATAAATGTTTTAAATCCAATTGGTGTTCCTACTTCTTGTTCCCATTCAAAATCTATAATATATTTTTTAGATTCATTATTAAATTCATTAATTGATGCTGTACTATTAGAACTATAATCCCAACCATCAATAGGTAAATCATCACTAACTACACCTCTTAAACCACTACCATCTCCTTGAAATGAACCACTAAAACTACCACTATTATTTCCTTGACTTAAATCAATTCCATTAAGATATAATGAACCTGTTATTTCTACTGAACCTGTAAATGTATGTGTATCATCAACCGTATCACCAAAATTTGTTGAACCACTTTGATATATAGTAGATGATGAAATAATATTTATGTTGAACTGTCTAGCATTAACTGCACCAAATACATTCAAATCTTCTGTTATGTATTGTGAACCACTTATAACGGTATAACCATGATTAACCGTCATTGTATCATTTACTTTTAATGACTCAAATGAACCACTTCCATTTATTCTTAATTCTGAACCTGTGATACTTCCTAATACATCTAAATCTGTATTGCCTACTATATCACCTTTAATATAAGCACCACCACTTACATTTAAATCATTTTTAATTATGATTTCACCAAATGAACCCGTATCTGTAATTGAAATTGAACCTGTTGTTGTAGAATCCGTTGTTACGATTGTTTGTATAGACTCAACCGAACCTGATTTGTTAAAATAAATTTTACCATCGTAGGTATTAACTGCTAATTCACCCAAATGAAGTGAACCCGTATCAGGAACTTTACCAGTAAGCGAGGAACGCTTTAGTATAATATTTTGAGCCATATGTATGGAAACGTTTTTTAATGTTATCTAACAACGAAAAAAGGGTACTATATAGTACCCTTATAAA